TCACCTTGCCTGTAAATCTGGTATGCTACTCAAAATAGACGATTTCTTTTCAATGGTTTTCCTGTTCCTATGATAGTGTATTTCTGATGTCATAATATCTGTATGCCCCATCTGATCCATGACAAGTCTCTTATCCACATTGTTATCCATAAGAATAGTTCCATATGTCTTTCTTACTTTGTGTGGTGGCTTTGGATAAATTTTCAATTTCCTGCAAAGCCTTTTCTGCCTTTGCCTAACCGCCTGTGCAGTAATCCTAATATCGTTTTTTGTAAAAATGTAATCTCCAAATGGATTCATGTACTTTATTTTATCGCAAATCCATACATAATCATTCGGTATAATTGCTGTTCTGATTCCTGCTTTGGTTTTGGGATACTCTTTTACTTCAACAACATTGTTTCCGCTTTCGTCTTTATACTTCGTTTCTGTCCTGCGAACGTTAAAAGTATTATCAGAAAAATCGGAATGTCTTAATGTTACAACTTCTCCGATACGTACACCAGTTAAAAACATAAGCAATATAGCAACATTAGAAGTATCAAGGTGGCTGACAAGATACTTAATCATTACATCAGTTTCATATTCGTCGAATACTTCTTCATAGTCTTCCTTTATTACTTTTTTAAAATCACTATCAGATACGTCAAGATTCTCAAAAAGTTCTACAATATTAAAATCAATAAGTTTACGTTTTTTCGCCCGTTTAAGGAAGGTTCTTGTAATTCCTTTTAGACCGGAAAAAGATTTAGGTGTCAACTCTTTATCGGCAATTTCTTCCTCTAAAAAATCCCCCCATTCATCTTCTGATATTGATTTTATTCTTCGCTTACCCAACTCTCCATAGTGTCTTAGAAAATATCTCTCATCTCTGTCGTATGTTGCTTTACATATCTTTTTAAGAGACAATCTCCGGTCTTCACATTCGTAAAACACTTCTGTAACTGTTGGATTTTGCTCTTTTTGGTAGTAAAACTCAATAACTTCTTCTTTGAGATCTTCCTCGCTTTTCTTTTTTACAAGTCTCCTTCCTTTTTCTTCATCTGGCAAATAAGTTCTCCAGTATCCGTCTTTGCCTTTGTTGATTGCGTATTGGTGTTTCTTCAGATACTCCTCTTTCTTTTTCATTTCAATGCTTTTTTGCAAAGATTCCGTGTCAATCATACCATTGCTAACGGCATATTGCAATATTTCCATATCAGAAAGTTCCAAATCTATCACCTTCTAACCGCTTAAGTTTATTTTTTATAGACCTTACTCTTCTTTCTACAGTAGTTACAGAAATGGAATGTCTAAAGGATATTTCTTTTTGAGAAATTCCTTTAGACAAATCCCAAAACACTTTCTCTTCCTCTTCCGTGAAATTGGCGTTCCGGAAGATTTCTTCAAGTTCTGGCTTAGTCAGTTTTGACAACTTCATAAGCCATTCTCCTTAACTAAATTTTCAGTTTAGATGTTCATAACACCAGACTTCCATCCTGCTTTTTTAGCCTCTTCTGAAAGAATCTCATTTTCTTCAGCTATAGCCATTTTTCTTTGTTGTTTTTCTAAACAATATATTGATAAAATTTCATCCACCAACTCATTAATACTACATAGCATATCTCCGTCAACCTCTTCGGTTCGTTCTGCATCATTTAAAATATTTTTTATATCTTCTGCACATTCATGTATTTTTCTCATACAAATGCCTCCATAAATCTTAATATTTCAGTTTAAATGCTGCTTTCTCATCGCAAAAACAGCAAAACCGTCCTTCGTTTTTCGACAGAAGGCTAAATATCGTGGTACCGTCTCAGAAGTTTATAAGGTCATCTTGAACGGTCAAACGGCTGACCCTCTATTTCAGTTTACTCCAGATGCGCTGTCCATTCCCGGATATCTACCGGATCAATGGGTTCTGCGCATTTAGGGCATATAGGATATAAACCTTTTCTGTAATGTTCCTCCATTTCTCGGAATACTTTATTCTTTCGCATCCGTTTGAATTCAGCATCTGCCAGTTCACTGTATGTTTTGGCTTTAGATAGCATTTTCCGCTGTTCATCCTCCAGCAGCTCATACCGCCTCGCCAATGTAAGCAGAGCATCAAAAGCATCTACCGTAGCTCCGCAATCCTGACAGCTTACGATCCTGTTTACCGTATCGACCTCGTAATGAGGTGGATCGCATTTGCACAGCTTTTCTCTTCCTCGCTCGATTCTTGCTAGATTGAAGGAAATAATCTCATTGTCCATAGTATTCCTCCCCTAACTCCTAATATTTCAGTTTACAGCATTACCAATTCATCCTTGTTGATAAGCGTACTTGCAATGCTTCTTGTTACATGCGTCATAATTTCAGCTTGTGAATGATTTTCTGCAGCATACTTTCTAACAGAATCCAAATCATAAGAAAACCCTGCATCGTCAAGATACTGTCTGATAAACTGTTCATTATCTTCTGATGAAAGACGATGCAATTCATGCTTTTCTGTAAATCTACGCTTCACTGCAGTATCAACATCATCTATGAGGTTTGTTGCGGCAATGATTACATGGTCGTTAGTAACTGCATCTAACAGCTGTAACAAGCATGTTGTACTTCTGGAAACCTCTGCGCTCGCTCCTCCTCCACCATATTCCCTCTTTACTGCCAAGCTGTCGATTTCATCCAACATTACAACGCATTGATGCTGATTGATGAAATTAAACAGATTCGTAAGATTTTTTGCAGTTCCACCAAGATAACTATCAAGCATTCTTGAAAAATTCACATATAAATACGGCATTTCAAGTTTATATGCTACATACCTGGAAAAAGCCGTCTTCCCGACTCCGCTCTCGCCATAGAGCAATGTTGCATTCAGATACGGGATCTGTTTCTCCATAAGCTGTAAACTCACATCATTCATGTTCTTGATCAGTTCGAATAATTCCTTTTCTTCATTGGTCAGATAATATCTGCTTTCTAAGTATGTATTTTTCAGATCTTCCATCGTTGCAAAACTGGAAACATTTGCTGGTAGCTCCATAAGATTCATTCCACCAGATCGTAATAGACTTTGATATTTTGTGACTGCATAGTGATTCTTCTGAGTTGTATCTTCCGCACAGCAGCAAAGAGCTGCATCTTTGGCTTTTTGTATATTGTTTTCAGCCACATATCGCACTAAGGCAAGTTGATTTCTTGTCATTCCCATTTCATATTTCCTCCGGTAAATCCTAATTTAACTTATTTAAAACAACTTAAATAGTAACTCAAATTTTTAATTAAATTTTTCACTTTTTAACTCAAATTTTGAGTTACTATTTCACTTTTTAGTTCCTGATTTCACTTCCTACGCTTGCGCCGCCACCACCGGCAAAGTTGTCAACGATCAGTTCTCCGTTAATCATCTACAGCCACCCCACTTTCACCTTTCAGATATTTTATATATCCCACAGACTGTTCCAACACATATATTGAAATTGCATTTGTGAGTCGATCCTCGAACTCAGGATCATCTCGATACTTATCACAGGCTTTCTTTACCACTTCTCCTATCTGCGTGTATTGTGCTTTCCCTTGGCTGTTAATCCACGCGGTAAGGTCTTTTACTTCTCCACACTTAATTTTTGATTGCAGATATTCTGTCATGGTAATTTGGCCTTGGCACTCATAATCAAACTTATCTAAATCACTCATTCTTTCAAGGAGACCGCATATGCTTCACTCTGGCCAGAGTCTCGGCTCCTTTCTTGGTTTTATCTAACTATCGTTTCTTCCTGCTCCTTGTACATCCTGCCCGCCATCTGCACTAGATAGTGCTGTAAGGCTTCTTCAACGCTGATTCTGTGCTTCACGCAGTATCGGTCAACGTACCGCTTAAAGTCGTTATTTTTTTGATACAGTACTTCGTATTCATCAAACTTAACCTCGACATTTTCAAGTTTGGTACAATCAACTCGTTCCATCTGCATCACACTCCTTCCGGCTTTTCGCACCGTTCATATTCGATAGCCCACACCCACGGATTCGCATCCCAGCCGTAGCGGTCAAGATCGGATTTCTTGATGGTGGAGTTCCAAAGTTTATGAAATCCATCGATCATATTAGGGTCTCCACCACTATCTGGGTCCGAAAACGTTGGATGCCATCCATTATTTTCGTAGCATGCTTCATCCCAAGGATCTGTTCCTTCCATGCATGCTTGTTCCTCTGTAATCTCCTGCAACCGCTCCACCCTCACATCCGTAACCTTAAGCCAGATACGAGCAGCTTCTTTCGGCATATGAATGGATGGGTGCCACTTAATCACATTTCCAAGATGGTCAATATTCTCCCCATCTGCCTTATATACATATCCAAAGGTCAATTCCGAATACGATTCTCTCACGTACAATATATCGCTCGGCTGATATGGTGGTGTAATTTTGCCTTGATTTCCGTCTGTATCATATATATACAGTGGTTCTTCACTTACTTCAAAATATCCTTGAGGTTCCGGCTTTACAAGTCTGCGTGTGCAGCTCTTTCTGCCATCCAGAATCGCCCGAACCATTTCTGTATTGAATAAAATCGGTTTAATTGTCATCTGTTCCACCTGCCTTTACAATCTCGATTGCTTTGTTTATGCACTCTTCTATGCATTTTTCATATGGAGTGTTTTTATAGTAGCACATCTCTTCATTTCCATAGTCCTCCAACTGCTCTACAATCTTGTTCTGGTCGTAGATCTTACTTTCTGTAAATGCCTTTTCCATCATCACTGCGGTTTCCAACTCAAAGTTACCGCAGCAGGTACCCATATCCGCAATACATCGTTGGAAGAAATCTACAAATCGGTCTGCGTTATAGTCCACTTCAAATGCCTCTGGAATATCAATCAGTATTTTCATCGTTCGCCCTCCTGTTCCATCTCTCAATCATGTGTTGCACACCTCCGCTAACAATTTTCACATTCATAAATTCGTCAACTGCAAATACAGTTTCTCCTCGCATATGAAAACCACATTTTTCGCACCCTACTTCAGCACCTATCGAGTAACCTGTTTGTAGATGGTCTCTTGAAACTACTTTGGTATATGCCTTTCCACCGCAGAACGGACACGGCTTAAGTTCTTCACTCATTCTTCATCCTCCCAATCTAATTTCTGACCACAATTCTTGCAATAATCATATCTGTCATGTGTTTTCAGCCATTCATCAAGGATTTGTTCGTCTCTATGCTTTTCAAATACCGCTATTGCATCTGCCATAAAGTCGGTCTGGGCAAACCATTTCAGATCGTCAATCACTTTCCACGGGTTATCGCCAGATACATTCATACAAACTTCATGTAACCTTTCCATTTGATCGCAGTCTTTATATTTTTCCTCTATTTCTGCGATAGGAGATTTTAATGCGTGATAATTGCGAATGTGAACATAATTGAAGTATGCCGAGGAATATTCCCCTACTTCATACTCTCCGGGTTCAAATGTGTGGTTTTGCATCACGATCTGCAAAGCAACTGGAAGTTCGATAATGAGCATTTCGGCTTTTTCAATATCCTCAGCAGCGTATTCTCCACTTTCTTCATCGCAGTGCCATCCCATGATTTCACACACATTTGTTGTGGGGCCGCTGTTCCCGAATGGTCTTTTAACATCTATTGCCGGTCTATACCTATCCTCAGAATCTATTAAAATAGAGATTCTAAAATTAAGGTCTGTCATAATCTTTATGTGCTCCGGTTTTAATTCAAAACTTGGCATATCAACCTACCTCCGTTTCATTCCTCTGACTGTCTACTTCTCTCTTGCTTCCAACAGGCTATTAAATGTAAATCCTTCACTTATACATTAATCCTCGAATTTCATGTATTCTTCCATGTTCTCCGGTGTGATGTTTCTCCCAATCATAGATTTGCAGATTTCTACTGATTTCCGGCATTCCTCCACCGTACCTATCTGCCGGTACTGCTGAACTTCTTCCAGTGCCTTGATTGCCATCTCGTAACCTTGGATTTCGTTTTTTCTCTCGTAATTCTGTATACACATTTTGGCTAAATCAATAGATGTCTCAAGTTCTTTGATTGCTTCATTCTCCGTCATATCCACTCCTCCTTAACTCCATTTAAAATCCTCACAAGGTCTCATTCTCCGCTGATTCTTACCCCTTTTATTGCATATTCCCCAACCACCGTAATGACAATCTTCGCAGGTAATCGGATATTGATTTAAATTTTCCTCAATACATTTCTTGCACTGGTAAGAATTTTGATTATACACATACCGACAATTACGATTCTTGCGTTTGCATGTCTCCATATTTCTCCTCCAACAGTTCCGGATCGTCAAATACGTTTCCGACAACCTCATAAATACAATCACTGCTTATACGTGGCTTCGATAATCCGTACTCATTACTTGTCCGATAAAATCCGGCATAATTTTCATCCCAAAGTACAGTTCCGGTGCAATAGTTTTCTGGATGTGCATCATCATTGTAATGCTTAACAATATCATTCTCCCAAATTATAGTACCGTTCTTGTCCTTAAGTCCGGTGCACCAGCAGACGGTTTTAGGTATAACCTCTACAATCTTATTTCCATGACTATTTTTTCCGCTATCAACGTCATAAAACTTTTCCGGCTCATTTACGATAATTACCGTCTTTTCTCCAAGGACTGCACAAAATCCAGTTACCCACTGTTTTCTAGTCCCTATTGGTCTTGCTTTACATAAATATCTATCCTGCATCCTCATTCCTCGCTCTCTGCCTTAAGCCATTGTTCCACCTCTGTAACAGAACACATTGCTACGCCGCCCTCAATGGTCTTTGCGCTACCCTCATCATATGTTTCGATTGAACAAATGAAATCTAAAAGTTCCTCGTCCGTCATGCTCCTGATCCGGTCTGCGTTGGTCATAGGTGCGTAGTGCTCGCAATCTCTTTCTATGTCCTCATGCGGACAGTCGTTGATTTTCTCGCACCATGAATACGCATCAAACCCATTATCCTTTGTTTCTAAATTCTTGCAGTTATTACATTTCACCATCTTCCACCTACTTTTCTTGCAAAAATCTCTTGATGACATCAATATCTCTGTCCGGCACGCTTAAATGCTCTTTGTTCATTTTTTGATAGACAATCAATGGATTCTGTCTTCCTGCCTTTTTCGCTCTTAATACTTCCCATATACCTTTCGGTTCTTCAATCGTCCATCCGGTTTTGATAAGCCATTTGCTAAAAGCATATAATTTGTTGCTATGTAATGTGTGTCTATTTGCCATCTTCTTACTCACTTTCCATGTACGTCTCCGGCAGTGGCATCCAGGCTACAATGTCAATGTACTTGTCTACCAAATCAACGTTATATTCTCCGTATTCTTCGAGATAATCAGTGCAAACACTTGACCACCAGTACCATTTTCCGTTGTAATAAACCGCAGTACACGCAAACGGAACATCCTTTATTTCTGCGTAATACGGTTCCGGTTTTCTGTTTATCCATGTTACATTAACTGGTACAAGTTCTTCCGGCAGTCTCTCGCTTACCGGAATCCACACCGGCTGATTCTGCAAGGCGATGATTGCTAGCTGTAATGCATCACATCTTTTATCAGCATCAAGTGTGCAAAGGATATTTGCCGTATCACAACACTGACTATGGATATCATTTAATAATTTGATAGCTTCTTCTCTCTTCATTCCGCACCTTCCATTTCTGCTAGCTTGGCTTCGGCTTCCTCTCCTGTGAGGAATACCGTTTTACCAAAATCGCATTCTCTAAAATATGCTCCTATAAAATGATTTGTTACCTTAGAGTAAATTCTATATTGTTCTCCGCTTTCATAGAATGATACACTAGAAACATAAGCTTCATAGACTTCGTCTTTCATGTTCTCATCATATTCAATATCATCAAACACATTAAATGGAGAAGTGACTACATAAACTGTATCTCCCACCTTGCACGGCAACTGCAAGAGCAATCCCTGTTCCTCGGCATCCTCAATATCTTTTAATTTGAAATATACTTCCAGCCAGTACTCTGCATTATTTACAAGTGTTGGTATTTCTTTGTCACTATTCGTCAGTCTCTCCATCCTTACTCCTTTCCGGAATCCTCGGCTTGCTCTCCACCACTGGATAGCTGCACTCATACGGCTTCGTTCGTCCGATTCTAATAGCATCAGCAACCGGATGTGTAGCCATGTAGAGTAAGTCACCGTTCTGAAAATTTCCTGTTCCCTCTCTCATACAGCTACACTCCTTTTCCGTATGTGCTTGCGATTCTGTATAAATTGCAAATTTCTCTGTAATATTTTTCCTGTGCATGGATATGAGCGTCCACACGGTCAAGTTCCGTCTCACACCACTTTGCAAATTCTTCTGCGGACAATGGTGTCTCTGAAACATCGAATTTCTCTCTGTTGTCAATCACAAAACACACCATATCAACCGGAATGTGATTCAAATCCGCAAGAATCTGAATCTGCTTATCCTTGTCCTCTGCTTTTTCATAATTAGCCAACAATTCGTAACCTGTCATCTGCATTTATATCACCTCTTATCAAGTTTGATTTCTTTGTCGTAGCAACAACTCTTCTTTGGATTTCCCTCTACCGGAGAGACCATCTTTTTAGGATCTGTAGTGTATGCTCCGTTTAGTTTCACACCTATTTTGCTTTTTTCATCCACATAGCATGACGGCTTGTAACGATCCGGTGGAATGTAGTTGTGAATGCGCCAGTGCTTTACCAACACAACTCCACTATCGAAAGATAAAAGGAATCTATTGTCTATCAATGTTTTCAAATCATCATCAGAAGCACCGCACATCCTTATGATTTTCCGTGGATTGTTCACAAATCCGTCATCGTCAGCGTTCATACAAACATGGAAATAAAGCATTTGAGCCGTAGCAGGAATATCCAAAAAAGCATCACTCTCAATTATTTTTGCGCTGAACATTCGTTTTTCTGCCATTTAGAACTCCTTACTTAACAATAGGCTTCTCAATATAGATTCCGGTGTTTTCCACCAGTTCTCTCCACAAGTCCATGAAATCCTTTCCGTTGCACTTGTCTCCTGCTTTGTCCATGTGGTCAGAAAACTTATCTTTGAAATTCGTCAGCTTCTTCTTACCGAATCCATCTTCCATAAGGATTACCATTCCATATAGGATGTACCTTGTGGACAACTCATTGATAAGATTGTTACATCTGACCTGTTCCTGGATGCATTTCTGCGCTACAACCGACTTGTAATGTGGATAATCAGCTTCGGTAAATTCCTTGTACTCAATCGTCCAGTCTGCAAAATCGTTAAGCCTACTCTGTAACTCCGTATAAGGCTCATTCTCGTACTTTTCGTTGTACTCGGTGAATTTACCGCAGAAATCAGAAAGTCTCGTCTGTGAGTACTTGTAGTCTTTCCACAAGGTATAGCAGAACAGTGTCAGTATTCCGGTGAATGGACTTCTCTCCGCAGACTGCTTCAAAAGTTCTGTCTTCCGCATAATTTTCAAAATTTCCTGCGGATTGTCATATCGTTTTGGCATTTTATGTATCACCTCCAAGTTCTGTGATTTTCAAGTTCTTTCAGTTGCACATCCGCAGCATTCACCTTCGTATTTCACCATTTTCTGAAAAACTCCTTTAATTTATTGCATACTTGCTGAAATCTATACTTAAACAAATACTTTTTAAAAGATTCAGTTCCGTATTGATAGCAAAGATACATAATTTGTTTTTGAGTAGAAAGAGATTCATAAAACTCCTTGTCAGTTTCTTCAACGTATTGTAAAAGTACTTCATAGTCTGTTTTATTCATTACTTTCACCGTCCTTTTCTCCATGCAAAAGTTCCATAAACCGAACAAATTGTCTTTGTGACACGGAATTGTTCTGCTTCTCAGTCTTCAAACTGATGACCAGATGCTTGTCTGCAATGTTCGCCAGTTCCCTTGCAAGGTTGATTCTGCCTTGTGCCAGTCCATCACGGTAACCTTTTCCCGGTCTATACTCTGCGATCTGCTTCTTTCCATCACCTTGACCACCGGCTGTTTTGTTGCGAAGTTGATAACCCTCGTCCGCATAACGCTTAATCCAGTACTGCTCCCACTTGTCCAGTTCTCCTACCGGATAATGTAGAAATCCGATTTTCCAACCGTGTATGTTCTCCGCAGAATACAATCCGTGGCTCTTCATGGATAAATCAATGTGTTGGTATCCGTTAAGATGCCCTGACAGTCTTTGGAGTAGGTGTACCGCCTGCCCAACATACGCAAAACGAAAACCGTCCTCGTCTGTTCTTGTCAGAAAGTAAATTCCACTTCCATCGTCCACGTGTGGATTGACTGCCAGTATTCTTTCACGATTCTTTCTCTCTATGGATTTTGCTTTTGCTATATTCTTCCAATCAGCCAACCGAATCACCGCCTTTCAAATGGAATCAAATATCCGTCCGGCAAGGCATTTATAATATTTCTCAATGCCCCATATCCTGTTTTTTGCATATTGACTAAAGCATTGCTTTGACAGGTATTCAGTTCGGATATGTTAGAATCAATGCTCTGCATTATTTCACTTCTTAATTGCGGTGTAAGTGGTCTATAAAATGTGTCAGCCATTCGCACCACCATTTCTGTACTTTTCCAGTTCTGCAATCATGGTCTCTCTGCCAATATCTGCGCTCTCATACCACTCTACCGCATGAAAAACACCGTTAAGATTCTCGCTCAAAACCTCAATTCTGATACTTGCCGACCGGATATACTCAATCAACCGCTGTGTATCTCGTGCTATGTCCTCGTAACCGTACTCCTGCAAGTGCTGAACCATGCTTTCAAGGTTCGCAATGTTTGAATTGTTCATCAGTTCAGGAACATCTTTGTAGCACAAATAGTCAAAACTTCCACCGCTCATACACAATTCTCCTTTTTAATCACTTCATAAAAACTACCCATCTTGTCATACCTCTTTGGTCTCCAAGTAACGGCTTTTCCTCAAATATTTTCAGAACCTTTGAAAAAGGTATCTGTTGTTCGTTCCATTTGAATATCAGTAGTCCGTCCGGCTCTAAAACTCTCATGCATTCATCAAAACCTTTTTTTAGGTATGCTGGCCAATCTTCCGGAAGTACTCCGTATTTTTGTCTTAACCAAGATTTCACTCCGGCATGAATCAAATGTGGCGGGTCAAAAACAACCACTTTGAAGCTGTTATCTTCATACGGCATATTACGAAAATCCATTTTTATATCCGGCTTAACAAGTAATTTTCTTCCGTCACATAAAGTGGTTTCCAATTCACGGTTATCTGCAAATATGACATCCGGATTCTGTTTATCAAACCAAAACATCCGGCTACCACAGCAAGCATCTAATACTCTTTTACTCAAAACGGACACTCCTTTCCATTCCGTAAAATCCATTCCTTGCCTGCTGCCGCATAGTCTACATTCGCCAATGGATCAATCTTTTTTACCTCTGTGACACATTCTTTGGCATCAGAATTATCACGGCTTAAATGGCACAATATGACGTTCTGCAGGGCATCTGATTTGTTCGCAATGACAAATTCTTTTACCGTTTCCAGTTCCATATGACCACGGTACACATGGGATTTCTTAGCATCGTTGGAATCCTCTGTAATGTACTTCTTCTGATAGTTACATGAAATAAGGATGTGGTTCACTTCGTGGAACCGCCACTTAACAAATTCCGTGTCAGTTACATAAAGCAATTTCCCCATTTCCGGGTGAGTAATCAGGAATCCATAACAAGGGCATTCTGAACCATCAGCGTTGGTATGTGTCCACTTACCATCCAGTGTAGTAAGATCAAATGCCATTATTTTTCCACCAGTAAAGCATATTTCCATAGGTTCTAAACTCTCATATGGCTTAAATACTGGTATTCCCATGTGTTTAAGGTCTGATACGGATAATGAGTGGTCTTTGTGCGTATGGGTGCATATCGCACCCACAACACACTTAATATCCCAGTTAAGACCACGTTTTATGTCCATGATAGGGAGTCCTGCATCCAGTAAAAGTGTTTCACTGTTATCTGCCGTTAGAAGATAGCAGTTACCTGAAGAACCGGATCCTAAACATTTTAGCTTCATGTTTCTACCTCAATTTCGTCATCTTTTGGAAACTGAAATATGCAGTTATTTACATATTCAACTTTTGATGGCTCATTGTTCATGGTTTGAACTATAATTCCACTATTTTTCAATTTTTCAAACTGTTTTACCACATCTTCTGTAATTTCAACATTTTGAAAAAGAATCGGCATACCAACGTATGCTTTTCTAAGCATTTCCATAGCTTTCTTCGATTTTTCTTCTTTGGAATATGTAGCTACAACGCCATGCGCAATTTCTGAGGGTCTGGCAATGGTATCTCTTATCGCAACAATAGAATTATCTTTTGTAATTCCAAAGCAAAAATTTTCATATGGAATATCAGTTCTACCGTCCTGTGAAATAATTCTCATGGTGTCCTCCCTACTTAAAGCAATCCGGTGTCTCTGCGCTGGAAATGTCAGTCTCTGCGGTCTGCGGTACTTCCTCAAATGTTGCGTCAGGAAACTCGATAGTGTTTGCATTTGCCTGTACCTCTTCTGCCACAACTTTTTCCACATCAAGTTTCACATCGGAAACATCAGGAAATTCTTCCTGCGCATACAAACCTTGGAATTTATCCGGAAAAGCTTCTCTTAATGCCTGTACAACAGCAACTTTTCTTATCATTGTTGCAGGCTTTTTAGACCATTGACCGTTGATTGTTCCATCTTTTTTTCTTCCAACATATTCATCGAAAGATACTGACTGGTACTCCGGTGTCTCTCTTCCTTTGATAAACACTTTAGCCCAACCTCCTACAATAGATTCGTCCTTAAGGACAAAAGATCCTTCTCTTTCTTCAACGGAACCATCTTTCTTCTGAATAATAATTCCTGCTTTTTTTCCTGCATAATTCGGATTTGCATCGGCTCTTTTTGTAAAAACATCTTTTCCGGTAACAATCGTAGCAGGATCATTGTTTCCAAACTTAATGAGGTATGCTTCTTTCAAAAAAGGATTAAGATGCTGATATCTGCAAAGAGACATAAACATCATTACTTCCTGATCCGATACGTTTCCACCACCGCTTACAAGGTACTTTCTTACCGTTGTTGGGGAAATTTTTACAATTTCCCCATTTGATTCGTATTCCACAATTCCTGTGTTTTCCTGCTTCTTTTCGTCTGCCATGTTTCTACCTACCTTTCTACCTTTTTGATGCCGTCAATTTTGATGATGAATACCTGGCTTGTTTTGGGATTCTGAATAAGCGCAAGGTCTGACAGAGTAATATACGGATTGTCATGCTTCGCAATGTTCAAAACCTTTGCAACCATTCCGTCTTCAACAGAAACTTCCTTAACATAATTTTGCCTATAACTTCCAAGTCCACTCCATGTATCGTACGTTGAATAACAACCACCGCTTCGTGTTACCTCTACCATGTCACCGACACGGATTTCGCTGTCATCATCTTTCTGAGCTTTTTCTTCCGGTTTGTAGTTTTCAAGTACAACGTACTCTCTGTGCCATACGAAACACCTTTTAACAGAGTTTTCAACATCACATGTTGAGTTCTTAACACCAATTACTCTGAAAATCTCTCCGTTTTCATATGGTATAAGAAAAGGTTTCGCATCCACAATTTTGATGTACTCACCGACTTTAGCTTTTCTCTTCACCTCCCGTACACCGTTATCAGGCTTCACATCCTCGCCCATCAGCCGATTGAAAGCCAACTTTGCACCAGTACGGAAATCAAATTCATCAGCCGGATTGCAGTTTGCTTCTGCTTTCTCGCCAGTGGACTTGTCCAGTGCTATCACTTTGTTGTCCTTGCGGTAGATGACAATAGTTGTGTCTACTTTTTCTAAAGCGGCAGAGAATATAGAACCTATTTGGAAATGTTTTAAACAAATGCTTTCGCCAACTACATCTTTGTAAAAAACAGTGCCACCACTGATTTCTGTGATTTCAATTACTGCACCCTTGTCTACAAACAATTTGCTTGTATATCTTTCTCCAACCTTAAATTTACGTTCTTTCATCTTACAGTCCCCACTTTCTGTCAAAATCTTCCATTGACTTTGTAACCTTTGCATTAACCACCACAGCCGAAATCACCATGATTGCATAGACAACAAATGCTAAAATCTCCGGCAGTAGTACAAGCCACCATGACCAGCTAATCACTCCAAGTAACTTCAGAGCAATGAAAACGATCGTTAAAACCTCTGTAAATCCCATGCTATTCTTCCTCGCTTCCTAAATCTCATTGAATGCCTGCACAGCAAACAACTCATTAGCAGTTTCCTTGTAAACCTTGTCATCGACACGGACAACGTAAATTCCATTCTCAAAAGAAAGGCTCTTATCAAAAATTCCAACCTTGGGAATAAAAACTCTCTGCATCTTCAAAACATTAGATTTTCTCATATTATTTTTCCTCGCTTTCCGGCTCATTCATAAATCCACTTGCAACTCCCTGATGCACTGTCACATCAGCTTTGTAAATCTCCTTGATGCTTCTAGGCATCACATGAAATGTCACATCCGTATCAGCAATTTTGCCTTTGAATTTCAAGGCTCCACGGTCTGAAAGTCCCAGGTACACACCCACGCAACACTTGTCATCAAAATTGAATATAACGGTGTCACCGGCATTAATTATTTCTCCGCTTGTTGTCAAAACGGAAATGACGGTCTCTTTCTTAATCTGCATTCTCCGCATCTCCTTTCTTTATCTCGTCACAAAATATCTTGGCAGAAATTTTCGCTCCAAAAAGAGAAAAAATAATACTCATGCCAAGATTCTTCGTAATAATAGAATCAAACGGCTCTTCTGCCATTGTTTTTGCAATTATATTGCACATTTCATCAGCAGAAATCTCAACTTTTTTATCCATATCATAATCATTATTAGGCATTCTTCACTTCCTCCACTTTCAAACTCGCATCATCACTTCTGCGAAACATAATCAACTGGCTGTCAACATCAGGAATCTTCCAAGGGTCAAGGCTCTCGGTATCGTCAACCATGATAGGCAATTCCACACCAAACCGCTTCTGAAACGCATTGCAAATGTCAATCTCCGTCAGAATCCTTGCTCCGTGGTTCATGTTTCGGCTGTAAGGCTCTCCACGGTATGTAAAGTCACAACATTCTTCCGTGTCACCATTCACAAGAGGTCTGAACATCCGCACAGTGCAGAAAGAAAGATACTTGTTCACATCAGCTTCCAACAGTTCGTTCTTCTTCCGGCTGAATTTCTTTAACAGGTCAAGCTGTGCCTGCACATCTGTAATCTTCTGTGCAATGTTCTTGCGCTCCTGTTCCAGTTCTGTGATACGCCTATCCACACTCTCGTTAATGCTTACACTCGCCAAAGACTTATCAACCACGGAAATATCCTTGCGGATCTGCTCTTCATCACATTTTAACTGGAATCTAAGAAGATTCATGTCAGTGAATTTGTGCATGGCAGCTTCTTTCTCTGCAATCTGCGACTGAATAGCTTTGTATTCTTCTGTGTTGGAAATATCCACGCTTGCCGGAATGGAATTTAAGACATTATCAGCAATGGCAATCTCTTTTTCCAACCTCTCCATTTCATCCTCGGTCTTTTTCAGTTCCTCACGCTTATGTTCCAGTTCTGCCTGATCCGATTTGATATGGTCAGCACATGAAGAACCCTCTTTGGTAATCAGTTCCAGTTCATGTGCCTTATGCGTATCAAACTCCGTTCTTAACTGCTCTTTCTTCTCTTCCGGATATTCCTGTCCACAGTAGGGGCAAATCAAAGAGTTTTCATCAAATTTAAGGCTTTTATTCAAATCCCAACTCTTCTTCAATTCCTGTCTCTTCTGCTCATACTGTGCAATGCGCTTTTCCAGTGCAGAGATCTCTTCACGAATGGTATCTGCCTTAAGCAACTCTTTCTGATGCTCATTCTGAACTTGGTTCAATGCCGTGCGCTTCTCTCTTCTGTCCTTATCAAGTTTTTCATTTGCTTTCTGCTGTAATACACTCAACTGACCTTTTAACTCAATGATTCCATCAGAAAGCTTATCGTAGGAATTCATGCTGTTCTGCGTATCTGTCTGCTGCTTAATATTCTCTGACAGCTTATCCAGTAAAGCTTTCTTTTTCAGTTCCAAATCAGCAAGGTCAATATCCACTCTCTGGCGGCTCACCTCGTCAATACGGCTCGGAATTTCATCTAACAGGTCCTGCAAGCCCTTGGTTCCATTTCTTCCCCTTGTGCCGTACAACTGCGTATTACAACGCTTTTTCAGTTCATCAACCGTGCCATCCTGCAGAACAGTCCTTAATGCTTCAAACTCCGGAAATTGATTGCAAATGTCATCATTACTGTGCTGACCAAACATATCAGCAAGAATTGCTCTCTGATCCGTGCCACCTTTCAGCAAAAGTGTCATGGCATTGATGCAAAGTGAAAACTTATCTTTTCCGCATACACTCTCTTCCAAAAATGCTTCAAAATCTGCTGCCTTTTTTGGAATATCATTCACATAGTAATCCGTGACATTTCCGGTAAACTCGCCTTTCTTATTGAAGTTCTGACGGCATACTTTTTTCAGAACCTTGTCTGTACCGTCAATTTCCACGGTAACTTCTGCGGTAATATCTCCGTCGATGTCATTGTCGTCCTTATCGTGCGGTCTGATTCCGGTGATCTCTCTGCCGTTCTCGTCACGGCATCCAAAAATATACTGAATTGCTCTTTTGATCGTGGACTTACCTGTTTCATTTACACCGGAAACCTCTGTCCGGTCGTATAAATCAGTGTCCACTACGTTAGAACCATAGAATTTGCAGAAATTCTGCAAAAAGGTGTGTTTAATCCTCATTTTTCCTATCCTCCCAAAGATATAAATACAGTGAATTAACAAACATATAGATTGAGACCGGCTTGTCTGTCTCATTGATCTCCTTGTATAGCTCTGTGCTTGGGTTCATCTTGTCAACCACCCACTTGATCGCCCGGTACACGCTTTCCTTGGTTGTACTGTGTTCCTCTCCGATAATCCGGTAGATTTCAGAAAGTCTTCTGTTTCTGTTCTCGAACATCAGCGTTTCAACCTCGATGATGTACTGGAATCCCGGCAAGTACTGTTTCAGCCCCAGTTCTACCAAGATTTTTCTTATCTTCCTTTCCATTTCCTCAATCCTCCGGCTTTCAGTCTTCTGTTACGTGGATCACGTTGTCTTCTCCGATATACAAGATTCCTGCATCTAACAGTCTTGCAATCAGAATCTCATTCGCACGGACGATGGGGATAATCTGACTTTTCTGCATAAAAATACTCCTTTCCTAACCATTTTTTCTTCCCGGTATTGCGGTTTACAATTCTGTAATAGAATGCTGTTTCACGGTCAACTTCCCACTCTTTCGGACTGTAAAATATCTTTCCGATGCACCCTTTGACGGTAAACCGCTTTTTGGCACTCATACGGTGTCCTCCGCAAGTTTTCCTTGAATCCACCATACTACATCATCAAAGTTGTTAGCCGAAAAAGAAGTAGCACCATTAGTCCATGTAAATATTTTCCCACCTTCAAATTTTGCAAAATATCTAGGTTTCCAAGGGTCACTATCGGAATCTCTTACGTACACTTTCGTGTCCACAGGCACTTTCGACCAGTCAACCGTAGACTCTACATATTCCTGTTTCGCCCATTCTTTGAACCTTTCACGGCATCTGCTTTTACTACTCCATGCACAATCGGAACAACGTATTACATTGCAATCACATAACTTTCCTTCTTTGTCCACAGCTATCTCTATACTATCAAGTGCCATGTCAATAATCTGTTCCGCATACTTCTCTCTGTTCGTCATTTTCCATTCATCCTTTCCAGTTCTGCGCTCCTGGTTAATATCCAGTCTGCGTAATCACTTAATTCTGTCTTTGTAGCTGCGTTCTTCTCTCCGTGGTAAACCATAAGTACAATTCCTACATCACAGTACTTTTCAAACAATTCCGACAAGTAGTCGGCTCCCACATGAATATTTCCGTCCACGGAGTAGATGTCCGTCACTCCCAAACGCTCCATGCGGTCTTTATGCCATCTGTCAGAAATCTGCATCAGACCTTTGCAACCGCCACTTTCCACATCAGGTCTGCCGGAAGATTCTTTCTCGATCATTGCCATGAGCAGTTCCGGGCAGATGCCGTATTCCTCACCGTACTTTACACACGATTCCTGCGCTTTCTCGGAGATAAAACTGCCGGATGGCTGTGCCGTGGAAGTAAATGTGATGGAGAGTGCTATTATAATAGGAAGAAACAGCTTTATTGTTGTTCTCATATCACTGCTTACCTTTCTGTTAAAATTCTTCCATCTTGGAAGACATACAGACTTTTTACTTTGAAAAATTCTGATTCTTCTAATTCCAAATTATTGCAGTATACATAGCGCACTCCGGTTTTTTCATCGTTTTCTCCAAAAACATCATCTGTGTAATACAAAACCATTGAAGAAAATTCTTTTATATCATTTTCCGTAACTGGTCTGAGAAGAAGCTTTGATTCTTCCTCTTCATTTGCATGGTCAATGATTGCAATGTGTTGTCCATCTAAACAATCATCCCTTAAGTAAACAGCAACATTTCGTTCATTGCTTTCAAACCATACAACGACTTCTGCATCGTCAGCGTTGGAATTTACATCCGAAACAGTAAGCCCTACCAAATCCCTTAAATCACTACCATGAAGTACTTTGTTGCCATATTTAAGTCCTCTATCGTAATTTGCTTTTCTTACGTTATTCACTTAAATGTCTCCTTTCATCTAAACACTTCTCTGTGTTTCTATTTTTCTTCTAATTGCATCAATACCTTTTTGATAAACAAGTGTTTTTATAGATATATGTTCCTCCCCATTCTTGGTGTATTTCTGCTCTATTACACGAAACCATCCGCAATCAATGTATTTCTGATATGGCACATTCCATCTATCCAGGATTGCATTATCACGAAGAAATTCAAATAGGTTGTTACGTCCGAGCCCTTTGATTCCCAATACCTTTGAAACCTCATTCATGGAAATTGCAGTCTTGCTGTCTGCAACTGCATCAAAGAAATCTGCTTTCGGTCGCATTTCTTCGATTTGCTTATCTTTCTGCGAAATAATGTTCTGTGCTACGATAAGTGCATTCGCTACAATCTGCTCTGGGGTCAAATTCTCTTGGTTTGCTATGTATCCACCATTCTTTCTGATGGACGGGATCACTTCATCCACAACCCACGATTCAAATTTCTCCGCTGATGGCAACTTCGATCTCATAATAAGGCGGTAAACGTCACCCTCATTTATGTATGACAACTCTTGTTTACCACCAGATGTAGGGGTGTCACGTTTCGTTACTCCCTTACAGTGGTCTATGACTGCCTTTCTTGGGTTTGCATATCCAAGTGCTGTTGCAACATCAGAAGCCACAAAGTAAGGCTTACCGTTGATTTCTGCTGTTCTGATTGTTCCAAATTCTTCATTATTAAAAATTTGTAATTCGTTCATTGTTCTCCTTTCTGTGGTATAATGTTCTAAAAAACTGGAGGTTTCATATGCTTCTCAAAATCGAAAGAAAAGTACTTAGGAAAACTGTAAAATCTTCTGAATATTCCATTTCATTGTCTGAAATAGGGAATTACAATGGTGAAGATGTTTACCAAGCATTTTTGTCCTTAAAGGAAAAGGGATATTTCACCATAGTTAGTTCATCCATAAATCGTGAAATGTTCAAATTTACTTTGTCTTCAAAAGGAAGATTCTACAAAGAACATTTGTTTCTCTCATTTTTAAGAAATATACTCATACCTTTTGTTGTGTCTTTAATAACTGCAACTGCAACATACCACTTAGAAAAAGTAGCAGATAGCTATTCCGACAGCCGCCCCAGCCAATGCACTTATGAGTTGAACCAATGCAGTGATCCAAGGTTCTAATTTGTCAAGAAGATCTCTCTTCTGGCGGTAAGTCCATTTTTTCATTCATGTTCTCCTTTCAGTTCATGAGAAACAGCATTACAAATGATCGTAAGCTTTTTCTCTTCATCCTTCACGGACTTCTCAATTCTTTTCAGAGTACCGTCAATGCTCTTTAAGGTTTTGAGAAGTTCTCTCTCAAATTGGATTTGCATTTTCTTCCTCCTGCTTCTTAACAGATTCCTCTGCCATCTTCTCTGTCTTGCCGAGAATATATCCCTTGTCGAAATCGGACATATTCGGAATGGCTCTCTTTAACTTCTCAACGCTTTTTTTCTCTTTTTCACTCATTCAATTAACTCCCTATTTGTGGTATACTCTCCTTATTCTGATATAAGGAGGTGAATTACATTGGATTCCAAAGAATACGCATCCGCTTACGCTATTGCTAAAATCTGTGGATATACCGGAAGTTTTGATGATTTTAAGAACCTGTACGACCAATACTATTCCGAAATCGTCAATTCTTTACCGGAAGAAAAACCGGATCAGGCAAAATGTGAAGCAGCTATCAATCCAATGCGCAATATAAGAACTATTTTTTAACTGCCAGTAGTGCCATTGAGAGAGAATCGAGGATTTTACACTGTTGCTGTATTTCTTCGATTCTCTTCTCACCGCCACAACAATCTTCTGCAATCAGAAGTGCCATACACTCTACGCTGTCGGACAAATTCATGCTATTACCTCCAGCTTCATATCCATATGACTTTTTCATGCTTTTCTCCTTTCAAAAGTTAAATGTTTTGAACTTCCGTGTTAAAAAAATATTCTTGTATGTCGTTCTCGGTCAAATCAAGAAGTCTAATTGCTGTAAGAATTTCCTGCTGTTTCCACGGACGTTTTCCATTCATTTTCAGAGAAAGTGTACGTTCTGAGCACCCTAATGCTTCTGCAAAATTTGATTGATTAGAGTACTTTTCCACTATTCTTCCTTTTAATTTTCTGTAGTTAAAAGCCATTGTTCAACCTCCTTTCAAGTTCAAATCTTTTAACTATTTGTATACTACCACTGCTTGCGGTGTATGTCAACCTAAAATTCAAATATTTTAACTTTTTAAGTTTTAAGTATTGAACTTTTGTTCAAATAATGTTATATTCTTATTTGAAAGGAGGAATATAAAATGAAAAGGTTTACTACCTCGCAAAGACTTCGGCAGATAATGGAAGAAAGGAATTTAAAACAAGTAGATATTCTTAATAAAGTGCTTCCGTATTGTGCAAAATTTGATGTTAAGATGAATAAATCAGACATCAGCCAATATGTTTCCGGGAAAGTAGAACCAAGCCAAGATAAACTGGTTATGCTTGGCATGGCTCTTGGTGTGACAGAAGCATGGTTAATGGGATTCGATGTTCCTTTTGAAAGAAAAGATTCTGCTGCGAAAGCTGAACAAGATTTCGATTTCTATTATAAATATTCATTACTAGATCAGAGAGATAAAGAAGTTGTAATGGATATGATAGAATCAATGTTGGTCAGAAAAAATAACGAGGTTTAACCCCATTTTGACAAAAATAGTTTTATGAATGTATGCAGGTATTCTAAAGTACCTGCATCATTTATTTTATTTATCATGTCTATTATTCTTTTTTTGTAATCTTCTTTCCCCATAGTACACCCCCCTTAATCTTTCCGCACTTGGTAGCGATACACCTTATTATAGAACATATGTTCTTAACAATCAATATATTTGACGCACGTTTTTTATTGTTGTAAAATATCAACAAAAGAGGACGGTGAAAACGCCAATAAGCACCGCCCTCGCCAGAACTTGAAGTCCCTTGAAACAAGGGATGTTACAAGTGTATCATGTGAAAGGGGGATAAAAAACATGATGAAAAAAGACCGAATCAAAGAAATATCGACACATCTATCAGTCAACCGTACTAATTATATGTTAAGTTTTCGTGGGAATCTCCATGAATTTCTCAATGAGCCGGACATGACGGTTTACAAGCTTGCTGATGAAGCTAATTTGCCTTATTCTACGCTTAATTCACTACTATACGGTAATTCTAACGACACGAAGCTATCGACCGCTGTTGCGCTTGCTAGAGCCTTTGGAATCAGCGTAGATGAACTGGTAGGTTGCGGCACTATGGAAGATAAGATGTTGGAATCTGTCAAGATATGCCGCAGTCTGCCGGAACACTCTCTGTACCTTATCCGTTACTTCATACGTCACCAAGATAAAATCTATTCCAGTCTTGAAAAATCGCACAAGTATATTTCTGTCCTTAAACCGCAACTTGTGAATGGAATTATAGCCACCACAAACGCTGTAGAACCTATTTGCATAGACAACTTACCGGAAGATATAAAATCCAAGACTTATATCGGTTTGAAAATTCCCTGTGACTACTATATGCCGTTTTATCTGCCGGGGGAAATTATTCTCCTTGCAGCGGATCGTGAACCGCAAGACGGTGAACGATGTATTGTGACCAGTAATGGTGGGATATATATTGTCGTGAAAACACATATAATTGAAGATGGTGTAAGAAAATGGAGATATGTTCCGCTCATGTCTCCGAATAGCATACTCCCGGAAAACATTATTGATGACATGATAGGATATGTGGTTGGTTTCGTCAATAATGACGGTGACTGGGGAATCAGATAAATAGATTAAGAGCATGGCTTTTACACCATGCTCTTTTTTGTTGTTATTTCGCAAATATTTTTTATGACTACTTCTGTAAATAGCAAGTTAAGTGGTTTGAAATTTGCATCAATATCAACATCTGTTACTCTGCTAGTGACAAATAGACAGTCATTATTAGGATCTTTATCTGACTTTGGATTACCAAGTAATGCTAACGTATTTGGCGTGTTCGTAAACTGTAATTGGGCTGTTAATGTGCGTCTTGCAATTAATGGTAATTTTTATGCATATCAAATTGCTACTGTAAGTAATGACGCAACATTTACCCTAAATTTTGTTGTAGCATATAAATAGCCTAATTTGCCAAGTATGAGAAACTGGCAGAATAATACCGTTCTGTCGAAAGATTTAATATTACTACGCCATTAGATTTACTAATATAAAGCATGTGATTATCGCCATTTGTACCACCTGCTGCATTTGCTCTAACATACGTAGTTTTAGGGTAATATGTCCTTGCAATACTGGCAATAATTAATGATCCGCTATACTGCTCAGATGTAATTTGTACGCCTAACGTTACAAATACTCTGTTACCTATTTTTGAAATTGTATTGTCAGATTCCCATGATACACAATTGACTAAAGTCAAATCGGTGTCCTGGTTTAACTTGCCAATTAGCTTATAGTATACGAAATATCCGAAAAAGCAACTATTGACAAGAAATAATTTGAAACCTCAGTAGTATTTGATACAGTTATACTTCTATAATCACTGGATAATCCCATTGTTAATGAATCACTAACATTGATAGGTATCAAATAACCATTACAAAAATAATACATTGTTGCTCCCGCAACTAAAAGCATTGCACAGGCATAAAGCTCAACAGTTATTGTTTTTGATTCTTTTGCTTTTATAGGGATAGAGTAAATTTTAGATTCTAACTTGCCATTTACATCACTTAATCCCCCAGTGATAGTCCCATCGCCAATAGTCGAAATATCGGTAGTTCCGATAAGGCCTATAAGTGATTTAAGGTTTTTTACAGCCAGTTTAAGTTTCCCAAAAATAGATGATAACTTTTCTCCTGTCGTTAATTCCTCTAAAGTTGTTGCTTCTTCAAACACCGCAGTCAAATTACTACCGTCACCAGTTTTGGTCAAATAGTTTGTCAAATACGTTTTAGGAATTGCATCTATTTTTTTATCAACGCTTGTTTTGTCATAATAATTTGTCAAATCAGAAACTTTTTTTGTAATGTATCCTACATCATTTTCTAATTCGCTAACTTTTGTTGGTATTCCTCCTGTTTGCTGTTTTGCTTGTTCCATATAATACTTTGCATTATCGGTATCTTCTCCTTCTCTTGTTCCGGTTCCACCTACGGCATAAGATTCAGCCAATACAGATTTTGCATTTGCGGATTGCGCATAAGCAGATGCATTTGCGGATTCTACTCTAATATCTGCTAAATAATTAGGCTGAAGCATATCATCTGTTACTGATCCTGTTTTTATCGAAAAAGAATAAGTCTTATTCTTTCCAGTACCAGTCACGGATACAGCTATGGTTGCAGAATCTTCAAATGTTAATACCGGAACCATAGAACCAATATCAGCTGTAAACTGTGTTCCATCTTCTGTAGTCATGGTAATGATTCCGTCATCAGACATGGAAAAGCCAACAGGTATTTTTTCAATGTTAAGGTCAAAAATAATTTTTTCACCGTTGTATTTTGTAATAGTAATAACACCGGTTGTTTCGTCCATAGTCCAGTCTGCAATGTTTCCGTTTATTGAAGACTTGTCTACTTTTAAGGCATCCTGTGATATGATACGGTTGTCCAACGCATCAATAGCAGAATCCATCTGATTAAGATGGTATGCATCTAAATCCGTGTTCTCACTGGGATAATCTTCCCAGTTAATTCTGGTATAAACCTTATTCATTGCCATCTGCGGTTACCTCGTTTTCCTCTTTCATAATCTGCATATCTGATAACTGTTTAGTCTCCGCATATACTTCATACAATACAAGCCTTTTCACCTCGATAGGCAACGGTGTTTGATTTAATACTGTCACAAGGTTGCTTTTTAATTTCTTAATCTCAAAATTTGCTGCCATATCAATTCTCCCTTACATAGATTTCTTTTCCTTGCTCTTCTGCATACGCATACAGATTTTTGCACAGTTCAGATACCTCATATCCGCTCTGTGCAACCACTGTATCCGACATGTCAATCAGTTGCTTCATAAACTCTTCAAAACCATCGCCATCTTCCGTGCTAAACAATGTTGCATTGATTTCCGTAAACGTGGAAATTCCAATGGTAAAAGCTATATATTGCTGAATTTCTTGCCTTTCTTCCATTACTTCTTTCATTGTTTTTCCAATAATCGTTTGAAGAATAAATATTTTTTTTACCATAATAAATCTCCTACGTCATAAGTGTGACAATTCCAGATGTTGCAGTGAGCAAACCTCCAAGTGATGAAACTCCTGTAATAAAATTAACATTATGTCCAGGATAATCAGCAACATTGGCTGTTTGTGTTACCAAAGATACATCTGATACGGTTCCATTTATATAATTTTTTGTGACACTTAATGTGGCACTTGTCAGTACTGTCTTACTGCCCAATATTTGAGAAGTTGTTGATATGTTTTTTACATATTGTGAATCATATGTTGCTCCATTTCCTACCACTAAAATTCCGCTTACACTTACCATTGAAGCATCAATAGTAAGATATTGTCCCAATCCTTTTATAGATCCTGTGCTTTGCAATAGTTCGTTATAAAATTTAATTTCACCTGATGATACTTCTGTGTAACTTCCGTCTTCCCCTATAGACTTAAAACTACCAGTCATTACTGCGTTTTTAGCTGTTATAGTTCCATCTGCTGATATGCTACAGTTATCTGCTTCCAATACAAAACGGTTTCCAGAAATACTTACCTGTCCACTTTCAACACTTAACTGAGAACTGACATCACCTTTTGATACTTTTAATTTGATTTGGTCTGCCTGCAAAGATATTGCCGCTGCCAATTCTACTTCTGTATCTGTTGCCCTTTTCGCTTCTGCTTCAATTTTTCCTGCATTTTGCGTAATTTTCGTATCCAATCCGCTCTCTACATCCTTGATCTCAGATCGTGTTTCCTCAACAGTACGTTCTAACTCATTTGTTTTTCCACGGAGTTGAATTATACTTTTGTTAATTCCATTTACCTGTTCACTGTACTTTGGAGATTTTCCGCTTGCTGATATGGTGTCTGTCGGTTGTTGGATTCCTTTGTATGTTCTGCTCAACACATAGCTTTCTATGATTTCTTTAGCCGTATATACATTGACTGCTTCTCCAAGGCTCAAACAAGGATTTCCTATTTTTTCACAGTTATAAGGTCTATATTTTACAACTTTAATAACCTCATACAGATTTCTTGCAACCGTTTCTAGGGCATCTGCACCCATTCCATAAACAAGGAAATTATCTTGCAAAATATAACTGTTGTCGTTCTCGGTAATCTCTGTATCCGGGTAAACTGCACCAATATCATTTTCTGATTGTCTTATCTGCACTTTTGTAACTTTTTGGCAGACAAAATCTTCATATTTAACTGATTTGTATTTTCCACCAGTAACCTTTTCTTTTTCAGAACCTTTTCTAGGGTATAATCCTTTCTGTGGATATAATCCTTTTTGTGGATATAATCCGGATATTATTGCTTTAAGGAAAACATATTCAAATTTTCCATCATGGTTAATGTGACCAAAGCATCCATTTATTGAGCAGATTGCTTCCATGACCGTCTGGCCAGAAAGTTCACTTGGCTTTATGGTTTCTGCCACTTCCATGCTGTCATTAGGTAATGTGGTTGCTACTTGTTCAACACCAAAATATGAAAAAAAACTGTCTCTGAACTGCTTTAAGGTCAGAGGAAACTTCAATCCGTTATACCAGGAAGATACTTCTGATTCTCCAATATCGTATATAGCGTCATATGCCGTCACATTCCTGTAACGCTTATCATCTGTTGGTTTATCGGAAACGACACGGTATTTGCCGAAAATGAACGGTGTTTCAGTATGTCCATTAATCACAACAGAAACATTTATCTGTTTCCCAATCATGCTTGTGAACACGTTGGAAATTTTGAATTTCAGCTGTGATGCATTGCACTGTCCAAATGTAAGGTAATCATCATCACATAGTATTTCTTTTAATTCAAACTGTTCAAAATGGATTTCGCTGTTGGTGATTTTTACAGACTTGTCCTCTGTTTCAATCGTGATTTCCTTTTTGGATGCGCTTTTATCAAACAAATCCGCATAGGTATAGTTACTCATTCGCTACACCTCCGACAAATGAAAATTCTATCTGATTGTATTTAATCTCTCCGTCATAAGTTCCGTAGATTGTAGGCTTTATATCAGCCATATATCCATATTGTGTGACATATTGACCTAAAAATGGAATGTATGCCGTGATATTACATCCCTGTTCCGTTGCGTCAATAAAGTTGCTTCGTATCCCGGACAGTAACTCTTGCAAATCGTCATCCGTCAGCATCGCAGGTGTGGAAAAATCAACACTTAATGCTTTTAGCTCCACAGCATTTCTATGTACGTATCCATTTGCATCAGTCCACGGGTCTACATCCTGCATATTTACAGCTGGCTGATAACTTTCAGCGGCTATAAATCTTGACTGGTCAATAACGTAATCTCCAATTTTTAAAAGCCATCCTTGATATGCTGACATACGCTCACCGCCTCATTGCATAAAAATAGACAGCACCCATCCAGAGTGCTGTCTGTGTTAAAATACATATACATTCTTGTGTTTTTGGTTAAATTGCTCTTGACCGTATTGTCTTGCTGCAATTCCAATTTGATCGGTTGTTATTCCAAACTCTTTTTCAAGGATTCCTTGCAGTAGCTGATTATTCTGTTTCAGAAGTGCAATTTCCTGTTGTGCCGTGGAATTGATGGCATCTTTGATTCCAGTGATTTCAACTCCACCGGCAACCGCTGTCTTGCCGCCTACTGTCCCGGCAATCTCCGGTACGCCGTTCTCTCCTGCCATGAACATCGTGTATCGGCTTGGAACGTAACCACCGGTATCAAATCGAGGAATACTTATTTTAGGTATTTGCACTGGCTTGAAACTTATTCCTATAGCTTCAGATATGCCACTAATCAGACCAAAACCATCAATAAAAGCGTTTATTCCATCAATAATCAGATTTACGCATCCCTCTGCTATGGATACAAGGTTGTTAAATGTTCCTTTGAAAATGTCTTTTATTCCGTCCCATGCTTTTCTCCAGTTTCCAGTAAATACACCGGAAACAAAATTAATTAGTCCTTTTAATTTTGTTCCAAGGTTTTTGATAATATTACCTATTGCGTTAAAAACAGTTTCAAAAGCAGGTTTTAAATCTTCCCACAAATGAGTGACTATGGGAGATAAAACATTGTCCCATAAGAAGTTGAATACTTCTATTACTGGTTTTACTTGTTCTACCAGAAAATTCATGGTATCGACTATCGCATCAAATGCAGCTCCTAAAACACTTCCTAATGCTTGTGCCAAAGGAACTACTACATTTTTCCAAAGTACCGTAAGTATATCAGTAACAATTTGAATTGCAGGCTTTAAGATATTTCCAAGGAATGTTCCAAACGGAACAAGCACTCCATTCCAAAGATTTTCAAAAGCACTTTGCAATTTCGGAAGCACTTCTTCACCAACATATTTTAATGCGGGATTTAGCATATCCTGCCATATGCTTGTGAATGCAGTCTTCAAAAATTCTCCTATCGGAGTAAGCACATCTACAAGCCCTGTCCATGCATTCTGTAAATCTGGTATAACCGTTGTTGTCAAAAACTCCATTGCAGGAGTTAGGTTATCCGCAATGGCTGAAATTGATTCCTTGAAACTATTTCTAACATCCTCGTTTGTCGCATATACAAGCGCAAGTCCTGCTACAACCGCTGTGATAGCCGCTGTTGCCGCTACTGCTCCTGCACTAATACCACCAAACAATCCGGTTGCTCCTGCTGCTGCCGCTCCCCCTGCTCCTGTTGCCGCTCCAGTTCCTAATAGACTTCCGAGAATTGTTTCTCCGATTCCTGCTCCTGCCTTACCGCCCATTGACAAGACAATAGAATCTTTTATTGCTTTCCACAGAATATCTCCCAAGCCAGTGAATTTCAAAAGTCCTATTGCTGTCAGAATCGTGGTTTCGATTGGTGCAGCATCGAAACTTCCTTTCCACAGTTCGATTGCCGCTGTAATTGCTTGTCCTATAAAGTTTCCGGCAGATGTAAATACAGCAGTCCAGTCAATACCAGCAAGAAACTGTCCTATGTTTTGACCAATCTGATACCAGTCTACAGATGCAATAGCATCGGACATCCAGTTAAATATCCCTGTGACAATACCGGATAAATCTTGTCCTGCTTCGAAGAAATCACCATTGAATAAATCTTTGAATAACTTTTTCACAGGCTCAAGAAGTTTTTCTATCTTATCAGCCCAGCCAAGAGCTGTATTCTGCATCTTGTCAAATGCTTCCTGCCATACTTTTTCGTACTCTGCAGTAGCATCCATGATTTCCTTGGTAAGGTCAATTCCTGTTCCACCAGCGCCACTTCCGGAACCACTGGATTTTGGAGTTGAAATAACTTTCAGTTTGTCAAATTCACGTACTCCGCTCTTTGCATTTTTTGCACTTGTACCAACTTTATCCAGTGCATCTGCCGTGTCTTCCAACTCTTCATTGTACCCGGATACACCTTGACCGAATGACGAAAAGTCAATCTTGATTCCCAGTAAATTTGCAACACTAACAAGCAGTCTCTTAATCGCAATTACGACACCGTTAATAACAGGAAGTACTTTCTGCAATACCGGAATAAACAACTGACCCAGTACCATACCAGCTTCTTTTACGTTGTTAGTAAACTGGCGAATCATATTACTTGGAGAATTGATTGTATTCGCTAAATCTCCCCATGATACTTTGGACTGGTCTAAGATTGCAAGTAAACGCAACTGCTGTTTCTCTGCCTGTGACATTTCAGATACAGCTTTTTCAATGCCGTATTTGTAAGCATAAGTCTGTAAGGTGGCATTCGTGATATCAATACCATACTTATACAGTGCTCTTGACTGACCGATCAAACCGGACTGTAAGTTTGTTGCAACTGTACTAAAATCCACGTTAAACAGGGAGGAAATATCACCGGCAAGCATTGTCATGGACTTTGAAATTGCCGTAGTAACTTCTCCGGTCTGCCCTAAAGAGTTGGTAATAGATGCAAGTTGTGAAGCGTACTGCGTAATCTCCTGTAAATTCAGTCCCAGGTTCTTCATTCCGCTTTCAGAAATCAGCCCACCGTCTACATCTACTTTCAGACCGGACATTTTGCCAAGCAGTTCATTTACACGGTTTCCGAAACTCTGCGCATAATCTTCTGCATTGTCGTAACCGAATTGTTCAAAATCCTTGCCCCATTCCTTGCCGACTTTATTGAATGCTACCGTGTAGTAGTTGAATGCTTCGATATAGTCCGTAGTTCCCTCTATGGACTTCCACAGACTTTTAATTCCACGGATCACAAGGAAATATGTTGCGTAGAATCTGCCGAAAGCCGCAGCAAGGCTAAATGTGCTTTTCGTGGCTCTTCTTGCGCTTACCGTATAGGTGTTCAGATTACGTCCTAAAGAGTTTGCTGCTCTCCCGGATGCCGCACCAGTAGATGCCAGTCCTGCCAGTGCATTTGTCATGCGGATAATGTTCTCACTGACATTTGGAGCGGTTGAAAGAGTTGTAAATAACTGCTTCAAATTCTTTGCCAGTAAAGGAATGTTTGTGACTGCTCTGCCTGATGCCACACCACCAAGTCTTGAAATCGAAGATGCTATGCTCGCAATATCCCCTACTCCATCTACTTTAGTTCCTGCCATGTCAGCAGAAAAGGTCTTCAATGCAGATGAAATTCTGCTTAATCCGCTTGTATCTATTTTTCCCATTCTGTTAATGGAATTTGTCAATGTGGAAATATTCTTAATACCGCTTGTATTCATGGAACTGGCGGCATTTGCGATACTCTGTATGCTATTAGAAATGCTTGTCAGTTTGGATGTATCAATAGACAAGCTTCTCTGAAAATTCGTAAGGCTATTTGCCAACTTATCCAGTGCGTTACTTGCGTTATTCGCATCCGCTTTTATTTTAATCTGTAAAGAATCAATATCTGCCATACCGCACCGCCTTTACCGCAATAAAAAAGGAAGTGTCTGCCACTTCCAAGAAAAGAGCGGCAAGCTGTGACACCTACCGCTCCTAAAATTACTTTTTGAGATATGCCCTTGTAACCGCACCGATTTTTCCGTCCACTTTGATACCGACACTCTTTTGGAATGCTTTTACTGCATCAGAAGTGGTTTTTCCGAAATATCCGTCAATGTTCGTCTTACCTTTCGCATTTACAGACGGCATAAAGCCTTTCCTTACAAGTTCGTACTGCGCCCACTTGACATCATTTCCCTTCATCATTGCCATACGCTTGTAATAAAGAAGTCTTTCCGGCTCTGTATAAGGGTTTCTATGGCTTGTAGAATCCTCATATACGGCATCTAATTCCTTGTACCATACATTCATGTCTACATTGCCTACAATACCGCCTACACGACCTTTAGAAGTGTACTGCCAGCCTACCATGTTAGGTACTTGCGGCTGATACTTCACATTACACTTGCCGTTATTCTTGCCATACCGTGCAATCCACATGGGATAACTCACACCGCCATAAGGCTTAATGTATGTCTTGTAAAAACTTTCCCCAGTGTATACACCGAACTGTAATCCTGCATCGGTGATTACCTTGCCGTAAGCATTGATAATGGAAATAATATTTTTGCCAAGACCTTTCATAACGGCATCTTCAACATCAAGATATACTGTCACTTTTCTACCGTTAAGAATAGTAAGCACTCTTCTTGCATCAGATCGTGATTTTGCAACCGTTGTAATATATCCGTATTCATATACTCCGTGCACATGGACATTGTGCTCTTTACAACCTTTCCAGTTCTCTTCAAACTTCTTGTCCGGGTTCAAATCCTTACGGATGACTTTCAAAATAGCAAAATCAATACCGTTCTGTTTTACCGCCCACCAGTTAATCGTCCCCTGGTATGAGGACACATCAATTCCTGTTAAACTCATGTTTGTTTCTCCTTTTTGGGATGTGATAATTCAAAATTAGCCTGCATTGCCATAAGTCCTGCAAGGAACGCTTTCCTTTGCTTCTGAATTTCTTTTTCATTATTAGCAATGTCAGCACGTTCTATAATAGGCTTGTCAATATACTTCGATTGTGCTTTTCGACCGTTTAGGCAATGGTCTACGGCAACAGATGTTGCTGCTAGTCCATATTCTCCCCACCACATCCACATTTCTCTGTCTCTCTGCTTCATTTCTAGCTTGTACGCTTCTGCATAAGGCTCTAAATCCGCAGGGCAGGAAGAATCTATATCTTTTACTGTAAATCCGTATCCTTTTGTGCATAAAAGCCACATAGGACGTACTTCTTTACAGTATATTTCCCATGTTAGTTCTCTGACTTCTCCGGTGCTTTCTTGGAGTTCTTCTCCTGCTCCTGTTTCAGGAGCTTCGCTAAAAAACCGTTTTCAAGCAGTTCTCCTTGCACATCAGCAAATAATTTCTGAATGTCAGATTCTTCAGAATCGAAATAATCATCAAGCATGGAATAAACCTCGCTTAACTTTGCTTCTTTCTGCTCTTTGTTGTAAGGGTCGAAACCGTATTCATCAGAGTGGTATTTTTGTAAACCGACAAGAATCAGTTCCGGCAGTAACATGAGAATGTTATTCACGGATTCAATGCCGTCTTCCTGCTTTTCAAGGCTTGCCAGTTTCTTGATAATGTTGTTTTTTACGGTTGCTTCGTAACCGAATTTAATGTTCAGTTCCTTTTTTCCAAATTTTACTGTTAGCATATTTTATCCTTTCCCCAACATTTTGTTGGAAAGGAGCCGCCCGAAGACGGCTCTCTTTTGCTTAAATCAATGTTTCATCTACCGATTCATCAAAGTCAGCCACGGCAGTGTTATTTGTTTCTGACTGACTTGCTATTCCCCCGTTGTAAGTGCAACAGTAGAATCCAAACCTTTGTATTCCTCAATGGTAAGGTTCATTTCAATCGTCAGAAGTTCATTCTGTCCGATCTCTGGCTGTGGAATTTGTTCAGGTGGCTGTGCCACAACGAAGAAAGATTTCTCTTCTCCGGGAATGACAGTTTCAAACCACATTCTATTTCCACCAGTAAGAGCCTTGTAGGCTGTGATAAGTGCAGTCCATTCAGCCACGGTCTCTGATGTGAAGTTGACTGTGACTGCAAAAGATCCACCAGTATCTGCACGACCTTTTACATATCTGGTGATTGCATCTTCTAACGCAGAAGCATCAATCTGTTCCGGTTCAATGTTAATGCCGCCAATGGCATTAATTCTTGTAAGTTGCTTAAAACTTGTAGGTTTTGTTCCGGCGGTTGTCTCTGTACCATATCCGAAAGTAATGCCTAAAGTAGAAATTCCGGCTGCTGCCATAATTTATACCTCCTTAAATTTGCATAAAAAAATAGAGCCGAATGGCTCTAATAGTTACAATTTATCATCAGCACCTACGCTTCTTCTGAACCGTGCAGTGCTTCTGTATGTGTCCTGCGAAGTATTATTGAACTCCGGCATGGAAGTTATTTGAAATCGCAGACGTTTGAAAAGTCCGGCAACCGTAGCCATGATAGCTTCGGCTTCTTCCTGACTTTTGTTGGTTATCACATCCACCTGGTATGATGCTGTGATTCCATTAACAGAACGTGCTTCAAGGTCTTGTCCTGTCTCTGTGAACGGCATAGCATGAAAGTACACCGTAGGGAATGTAGGGTCTGACAAATCCTTACTTTTGTCCGTCACATAAGCTTTAGGATGGCTCTGTGGTATCTTCATTTTTAAGTATGATGCAATCTTGACTTTGAAGTCTGATACCCATTGATATTCATTAACCGCCATTTCCAAACACCACCTTTGCTGTCTGTAATACAATTTTACGAAGTTCTATTGCAGTCAGGTACATAAAAGGTCTTGAAGGCATACCTTTTGTTATATGAAGTTTTCTGTCATCTCCGATATAACTCCAGTAGTATTCTCCGGCTTTCACATAAGTGCTTCCATGCACTTCAATGTCTTGTAATGCTTGCCGAATTGTTTTACCGGAGTTGTATTTCCATGTAACACCTTCCGGCAAAGGATATGGATATTCTTTCTTTCCACCAATGCTACCAAGAGTACCAAACTCAACGAAAAGCGCATGGTCTGTACCTGCGACAACCGCCCAAACATCGCCACCCTTTACAGAGCCAACGTATTCCGAATGGATGCTTTGCAAAAGTTCCGATGTAAAGATAGCATCAAGGTCAACAATCTGCACCCTAGCAATCTCTACGCCCTTTTCTGCCAGTGTTTCAGCCAGTAGCCTACATTTATACTCTAAACTATTTTCATAGTCTTTAATAGCCTTTACAGCCGCTTGTATGGACTTGTCGCTGAATAGGTTTAGTTCAATCTTCTTCCCCATAGTTCAATACCTTACAAAACTTCAAGTTCTTGGAAAATCTTCATCATTTTAGGAAACTGAATTGCTATCCAGTCCACCATTTCTTCATTGAAAGACCAACCGCAATCAACATTGTATGTGTTGTTCAGCAGTCCGCTTTCACTCAAAAACGCATGGACGATTTCATGTCTTACGGTTTTATTCCGCATCCACACAAAATCTCTGATGTCATCATCTTTTCTCTTCTCTTTCAGCACGACAATCTTTTTAGAAGAATAGTCACAATAGCCATTACATTCCTTTAACTCTGCGTTTTCTTCCTCTGTGCGAAACATGAGAAGATATTCTGTTCCCAAAACATTGATTTTCTTATCTCCCATATCACTTCACCGTCTTTTGCAACAAAAACAAATCTGCTGTCAGTCCCTCATCTGCAACGCCTTTGACAACATAGTCCGCAGTCTTGCTGTCCACAAGTCCGTCATCGTCACGGCCTACTTCTGACTTCTTCCAGATAACGTCCCCTGCCTTAATCGGCAAATAGCCTTTGTCGGTCACAATCTGACAGTACGAACTGGAATCATCAATACCAAATTCTTTTACCAGTACTTCCGACAGCTTATTACTGATGTTGGCAGAAAAAAGGACGGGTTCAGAATATCCAGTAGTTTCTCTCAAAACCACTGGAATCCTTTCTCCGTCCATCTCGATGTACTTTATTTCTCCGTTTTCGTCCCGGTAATAAATCGTGACTTTTTCTCCCTGCCGTGAGTACTTCATTTCCTGCTTGTTAATGTCAAGCATCTTTCTTCACCTGCTTGTAAATCTGATTTACACCAGTGCTTGCCAAGCCGGAAACAATTCCTACCGCAATCGCATTCAGTACATCATTTGCCGGGAAATCCGGAATAACATACATTCCTACTACTCCGAGAATACCACCGACAATGCCTACAACAACCGGGATGTAGTTATCCTTAATAACCGGAATAAGCTTCGCTCCAATACCGGCAAGATAGCAAATAACCACGATTGCAACACAAGTTCCTACCTGTGAAAAATCCATCATTCCTTACCTCCGTTCTCTTTAATGTTAAGTCTTTCCTCAATTCCATCAAGTCTATGATGTGCAGATGCCGTACTGGCTTCAACCTTTGTCAGCTTCTGTTCATGCTCTGCAAGCTCTTTCTTCATCTCTGAACGCTCGCTTTTCATTTCATTGATAGTATCAAGGATGGTGTCCAGTTTCATGTTGATGCGTGTGTTTTCTTTCACACGTTCCTCAATATCCTTTGTGTCTGTTCTTTTGCTGTTTTTCAGACCAATGTAGACGGAAAAACCGAGTGATAACACGCTTATAATGATTGCTGTAGATAACTCTATAGTCACATCATATACCGCCTTCCTAGTTTGTTGGCACACCGCCCACCACCCTTAAAGTGTGCCGCCTGCAACCTTATTACTGGAATCAGTAACATGGTCACGCACAATCTTCTAAACCCCTCGATTTCGATGGGGTTATAAAACTTTTGCAAATGGAAAAACACCCACAAACAGTTCTTCCCGGTCTCTCCATGTTCTCGACACACCATTTTCTGAATAGCTTGCCATGAAGTTTTCACCGGCTTGCGATCTGTCATACACGACAAGATTAACCACAACGGACTGAAATTTTTTCATATCCGCAGCAATCTTCTCTTCCGTGTAACTTTCCGGGTACATTCTCTTTGCTCTGATGTCTGCTTCTGCTTGACTGATAAGTTGTTCCAAAAGAGGATTTTCTTCCAAATGGTCAAACACGACCTCGGAGCTTTCAGAATCACTTTTAGAATCAATATGAAATTGTTTCAGACGGATTTTTACTTGCTCCAAAGTCGTATATTCTGCCATGTGTTACCTCTTATTCATCCTTTGCAGTTACCGTAGTAATACCTGCTTTTACTGCTCTGTAATTAGGATCACACTCGATAATCATAATTTCCTTGCCGGTTATTGCTTCAATTTCAGAAATGCCGTCCCAAGTAGCATACGTCTTTACATTTCCAAGATAAGAAGGTAATTTACAATCATCTGCTACCTTGTATTTGTAAGAATTGTCACCGCTTTTTGCAGGGGAAACGCTTACTTTCGTGTATCCATTAGTTGTTTGGCTTGCAGTGCTGTTCACTACCAATGTATCCAAACCGCTTTCTCCTTCGGTTAAAGTACCGATTACGATTCCATAAGGGTTAGGAATTACAGGGATAAACACGCCACTAGCCTTAGTCCACTCAGCAACCGGATCAGGAGTTGCCCACTGGGAAATAGTAATGAATTGCTTTTGGGACAGGCTTGTAAATGCACTTGCCTTTTCTTCTTCCGGAGTTACGCCCCAAAGTCCAGTACCAATCTTTCCGTTTCCAGTAGATACATAAAGAGTAAATACATTATCCGGTAAAAATCTCTTGGGAGTTCTCGTTGTATTTTCCTTGTTGGCAATTCCGTACATATCATCATCAATTACCATATTCAGACCATACAGGCTAAGTAACAGATTTGCCACTTCTGCCGGAGTAATTGCCATTCCAACGAAATTAACTCCCTTAATAGCTTTCATGATTCCTTCATTCTTAAGCATATAAGAGCGCATTTTGGTAGAAGCCAGTGCAGTATTGACAACATATCCTTTGTCAAGAGCCATCTGAACCATGTCTGCAATATCTCCAAGGATATCATGGGTAGGATCTTCCCAGCCTTTCAGTGCCTTGAACTTATTTACTTTGAAGTCAATAGCAAAATTGAGACCATTTTCGTTAATAGTCATCTTACCAGTAGACATAACCTCCATTTTTGCGATTTCAGTTCTTGTCTTAACAGAATCAGAAAGCCGACCCATATCGTCATATACATAGTCAATCAGGTTGCTTTCTCTTACGCCATGATTCAGTAACTGGCGTAATCTTTCAGACTGGTTGATTTTTTCCTTGATCAGCAGCTTTTCTACGCTTACTTTTTCGAATCCAGGTCTTACACCAATAGCAGCCTCGGTATCAAATGCGTGTACCATTGCTGCGGTAGGAAGATCCATTCCCTCGGAAAGTCTTTCGTACTCTGCTTCAAGGTTCTCGGTCTTGATATCAGGGAAAAGTCGATCACCTACATAATTTCTTGCTATAGAATAGTTCTGTGAAAAGTCCAGTCTATCCTTATCTGTAATCATTGTTAATACACTAGGCATACTGTTCTTACCTCCGTAATTTAATCAAAGTAAATGCCGCTTGCTTTAAGTGCGGTTTCGGCATTGGTATCTACTGCAACAGGCAAATTTTCCTTAATAACACGGCCTGCAATAATTACAGAAATAGGCTTCTTTTCGTCATCTGTAATATCAACATCCTCAAACACAATTCCCTTCGCAGAAGCGTTATTTGTTGGAACCACAGCTCCTGCCTTGATGATCTTCTTATCATCTACCTGTGTTGCCATTGCTTGTGTTCCCTCAAAAGTTTTTAACACAAGTCCGACTTCACTTGCTAAAATGTTTACACCAGAAGTGTAAGTAGTGGTTTTCATGTAAGCCATAACGTTTATACCTCCTTGCTTACTGTTCGATTACATAGCGCTGATTATATTTCTTTGCCATTTCAGCACCTTTACTTTCAGTTCCATCACCACCGCCAGCACTACCACCGCCCGGATTTGTGGTTCCGTTTGCGATTTCCTGCTCTTTAGCCTGTGCCGCAGCAATCTCTTTATCAGAGATAATCTTTCCGAGTACTTCGTAGTCAAAACTGCCGTCATCCTTGATAACCTGTGATGCCTGTTCAGCAGAAATGTTAAACTTGGATGCTGCATTGCTTCTCTGTGCCGCAATAGCCTGCGTCTTTTCAAGTTCTGCGATTTTTGCATTTGCAGAATCAAGGTCTTTTTGCAGTCTTTCCGAATCGGATAAATCCTTATCTTTCATGGCTGTGTATTCCTTTTCCAACTCACGCAGTCTTGTCAACTCTTCACTGTTTTTGTTTGCTTTTGCGTTTGCTGCCTGAACATCCTTGCTATTCTCAGCAATGATTTTTTCAATCTGTTCATCAGTCAAACCCATAGCTGTCAGTTCTTCTCTCTTCATAAATTACCTCCGTTATGTCCTACGAATTTTTATACGGTGCAACGACACCGGTTGACATTGCCGGTTTATACGCTCACGGCATTGCGAATTTTTATAAAATAAAAACAGCTACCTATTTCTAGGCAACTGTCTTATTTTGCATTTGTTTTACTATTTCCTGTGCTTTCGCCATCTGCTCTTCTATATTGATAATGTCAGCAGTTTTCCACAGAGCATCAAGGTAAGGTTTGGAAAGGTTGAAAGTCTTTTCGCAATCTCCCCAAAGTCCAACCGTCTTGATTGCAATAAGAGGATGAATACCACACTGCAGAAGTTGCAGTAATGTCTGCGACTTGGTATACATATTATCTTGTGGACTGTGGTTAATCTGCACATCAAAATCTCTAAGAGTGATTTTCAGATCCTCTTTCTTAATGCGGATAACATTCAGCGCAACCTTGGCCAGTCTCTTCTCTGCTGTCTTAACAACCGGATCCTTAAGCCTTGCTCTTGATTTTGAAAAATCCCATCCGTTTCTCAGCTCAACCGCACCCTGCGTATCACCGCCAGTGTTTCCTTGCTTGTTCGGTATTCCCAAAATTGAAAGTGCGCTGTCTGTTAAATCATCTTTGGATACCTGTGTCTGCGTTTGGTCAAGTTCCTGTGACATGACATCCACATCAGACTTATTGTCTTTATTGATGGACTTTACAACCAATGCATGGTTCATCTTCATTTTTTTGAACTCTTCTTCGTCAATCTCACAGTTTACAAATTTGTACCACGCCTGGATAAATTGCTCTATGCCGTCCATTCTGTTTGACTGCGTATTATTGATTGCATCCAACAGATCTATAACAAGTTCAATATCAGACAACCGCTCATGGTTGTTCGGAAATTCTACAATCGGTATTCCACCAAATCCGTGAAGTTTCCATGTATCAGGAACAACCGCACTGTTTTTTATCTTACATTCACAGGATTCCGTGTAGCAGAGCTTGTACCACTCGCCATTTTCATCTTTTAATTCCTGTACCGCCAAAATCGGTTCTTCAGAACTGCGGTTGTAAATAACAAACGTATTCAGAGGATTAGGTGCAACCACACGGATAGGCACATCTCCATTCACAATCTGAATAGCTTTGAATGATGTTCCGGTTGCCGACTGCCACTCACCAGCTTTTATGTCTTTCTCGTGCTTATTTGCATCTGCTAAGTAATCATTCAGTTCATCTACTGCCTTATTTACAGCTTCATCATCTTTTCTGCTGACAAACTGAATAGGCTCTCCGTAAGTCTGAGCGACCTTGAATTGCACCCATTCAAAAGAATGGTTCTCTACTACTCGATTGGTGATATCCTCATTTGACAGCTTTGTTCTGTATAGTACCGGTTGATCTCCTTTGTAGTACTCCCACAAGTACTTGATAACTGGCTTATTGTAATAAAAAACACCGATGCAATCACCGATAACCTTTACAATGTTGTCTTCGGTTATCTGCTCCACATCCGTATATGCAATTTTTCTACCGTGACAACCCTTTACAAGGTCTTGAAATTTCATAGTGTTCATATTTTCACCTACATAAATGTCATTCCGCTGCTCTGATCTCTTTTTGGAAGTTTCTTGATCTCACGTTCTCCGGTCTCCGTATGGTAAACAACCATCTTATCGCAATTCCGGCACTTATATGTCTTGTCGATGTGTGATTTTGAACTGCATTCACCGACCAACCGTCCGCATCCCGGACAGTACACTCTAATTTTTTGGTTAAAAATCATAAATACCTCTTTTCTGCGCACAAAAATACCGCCCACATAACGTAGACGGTATTCCCGGCTGTTTGCCTTTTAGGAGGATTAGAAAGCATCTTAAATATTTTCGTCAGTTTAACATTACCATTTTTTATATATGACATTCAATGACATTGTTCATTCAAATACCCTTCTCCGTATTTCTTTTCAAACTGTTTCAATGCAGTTCCGTGAAGTCTGACAACCTGTCTCCATGAATATTTCATTTCTGTTGCGATCACTTCAAAAGTTTTCTTTTCGATGTACCTTGCGAACAGAATATTGTATGTGTTTTCATCTTCCATGCTGTCTATCTGCTGTATGATTTTCTCTTTTTTATCGACAAGTTCGTCCACCATGCCATCTATTTTCCGTTCCATTTCATCAATTTTGGCATATCTTGTCCCAATTTTGTCAAAATTCGGTGTAGTCTGTACTCTTTCACCGCTTTGCGGAGCAGATATACTTGCTGCCATATCTTTGAGCTGTGCGATTTCCGTGAGTTTATTATTTATCATCCGATTAAGGCGGCTTATCTGCCCTAAATATTCTTTTGTTGTCATCTGTTTTTTTCCCTCTTTCTTTTTTCCCTTAAATAACCTAGTAAATAAACTTCATCATACCTTGTATCTCTGAATCTGTGATCAGTTAATCTTTTTTCTTTTATATAATCAAGCATTTCCGGTATGTCTCCAATGGTTACTTCTTGCACATCATTTGCAGGTATCCTGATAATCTCATACTCTTCTCCTACAAAATGCATTATTGCTCTTTCTCTAAAATAATCTTTGCTTTCATCTGTGTGGTATAATTCACCATCTATTTCTACAATTTTCTTGATTTTAGGCAAGAAAAAGTCAACTTGATAGTTTTCTATTTTGTAGTTTGGTATATATTCTATATTTTCTTTTTCAAGTTGTAGTGCAAAGCAAACCTCATCTTTACTATTAAAAGAAAATCCTCTGCTGATAATTTTTTCTGCAATTATTTCTTTCTCTTTTTCATAATCATACTCATTATGCAAATACTTTTTATGTGCTTTTTTCATTTTTAAAGCAGCATCATCAATCCTTGTGATTTGCTTTAACTTTTTTATTTTATTTTCACATTCTTCGCAGACATATTTTTTCTTTTCAACGTTTTTCCCACAAAATAAACAATCTTTAGTCACCATAATCAATACCTCCGTCCGAAAGAGAATGGGTTTTGAATTGCTTCTACTTTTGCTACCCTGTTTCCGTTTGTAATTCGCAATGCAAAGTTTGAAAATACATCCGGTACATCATCTAACTGTTTTTTTCCTGAAACAGAATACCTTTTCAGTAACGACATCATTACACCGTATGGTTCGTTAGGCTTATACAATGATGGATCTTTGAATATTACGTGTTGTAAAATCCAGTTAGAGCACTGGAAAATTCTTGCTTCTTTGTTTGTCTCTGTCGGTGTGTCTGTGATGTTGCATATCCATCCTTTACTCTCTACACGCTTATTTACTTCCATTGCCACACGGTCACCGCCGGCATTACGCTCAAATTCGCACTCTTGCACTTTATTATTAACAAGTACATTTGCAGCATTTTCATACTGCATCTCATAATCCGCAGTATTGTCACAAACAGCATCCACACAGTAATAATCTTCTCCGTACTTTTGCAATACCGGAAGAACAAAAAAGTCGGTTCCTTTTCCCTTGGTATCGCATTGCCCGGTAATAATTTCCGGTTCTCCATGTGGAAGATTAAGATAACGTCTGATTTTTTCTTCCGGGAATAACAATCCCTCACGTTCAATAGGCTCTTGCTTGTAAAGACATCTATAAGAGATTTCATCCATGAGTAATTGTTGATCTTCAAAAAAAGCAACCGTGAATCCGGAAAATTCGTAGTCAAAATTGCTTAATCCGGTTTTTGGGTCAATATCCGGAACAGCAATTACTTTTACCCTTGGATTCCCTTCATACATATTTTTGATCCGACCGATTACATCATTTACGCTCCACCTGGTAGCAATATGGATCTCTTTGCAATTCTTTCCGTCAGTATCTTGTGTCTTTCTTTGTCTTGCATCTACCGCATACTTGTCCCACAATTTATCCAAAATTATAGGATTCATAGCTTCTTCAATGCCACCGATCATGTCATCTACGAACAAAAACTTTGATGCGCGTACTTTACCAGCATTTTTACTTCCTACGGATGTGCACTGAACGGATGGAAATGGTTTATATTTGCCGATGTTAAACTGCTCCATTTTTGCGTTAGTACTGGTAACAGAAAGATTTGGGAAAATTTCATTCCAAGTGTACTCGTCAGAATTTGTGCAAATATCGTACACACCGTCATAGTACATACGTGTAATATCTCCACTGTGGGAGTAAAAAAGGTTGAAATCTCTCGGAAACCATCCTGCTACCAACGCATTCAGCATTTTCTCGACCGTGGTTTTTCCAGCACCAGGGATAAGTGACACGCAGAGGATGTCATATATATCATCAATCATGCCTTGAATGGCATCCATGAGACCGATTTTAAGGAATTGCTTTCTGCGTGGCATATAGAACCGCTCTCTAGGTTCTCTTTTCTTTTCCAAATAGCGGTATGCACTGTCCACAACTTTATTTTGTGCTTCTAGTAAAAGAACATCGTACAATTTATCTGTCAGAGAATAATGTGTCTTGTTTGCGAAGGAATACTTTTCTAAATCCCATATGGTTCCTCCGGTTCTTTCCATGCAGAAACGCTCTACAATGCCTTTAGAACGGTTTGTTATCTGTAAGCCATAAGTTATATCCTTTTCGCCATTTATAGCCACTCTGCAGGCTTCTATGTACGCATCAATGACCTGTTCATCAATTCCCTTGCGCTGTATGTAATTGTCATAGCTGTTTACTGCCGATATAAGGCTCTGACTTGCCAATATAAAAGAGCCTCCTTTCCTTACATTTTGGAAATTTGGCTCTCTGCGTAGGCACTCTACGACTGGTGCTCTGAAATGCTATATTTATCTGCCATATACGGCATTATTGTTCCACTCGACTTCCTGTTCATCAAGATATTTATGGCGTACCATATACCTCTGTATCTGCGATTCCGGGTAATTTACAATCTGTCCTGTCGTTCTCACATACACATCATGACTTGCTTCTGCTCCTAAGAGTGATTTACACCAGCTTTTAACCACAACACCTATCTGATTTTCCTCGACAACAACAATATCTCCGAAACAAAATTTCATCGTTCTACCCCAATTCTATTGATTTTACCACACTTTGGGCATTTGATTTCAGCCTGTCCGTTGAATTTGCCTAAAAGGCGGTTGCATTTGCTACAACGATGTTCGGACAGTTTTACATAAAAACATTTTTTCAAAGTTTCCTCGTCTTCCTTTGTATCTGCCACAACAATCGGGTCTTCTCCGAGTGTTGTACATTCAATTTTTATATTTTCAATATTCCCGATGTTTTTAGGTGTGACCTGTCGAAACACATCACGTTCTATATTTTCAATTACTGCTGTCATGCTCATTTTTCCACCAACTTTCATATCAAACCAAGCATATACAATATTTCCAGTTCGGATACTTCTTTTGCTCCTTCTCTGACATGAACCAAAATTTCCTTTATTTTTTCATTATCTTTTTCTGTCATTCTATTTTTGTCAATTATTTCATCGATGCAGTAATATAAACAATTCCCATATCCAACACCTAAACGACTTCCATAAAATGATTTTCCAACAATATCATAATTTTCAGTTTTTAAAATATCGTGCTGATAATCTAAATCGCACCACTTTTTATTATCTTCCAGTTTCTTTTGAAGATATTTTAAGAAATCTACTACTCTTTCTTCTCTATCACTGATGTATAATATCGTGTCTTTCATTTTATTTCACAATCCTTCTGCTTTCTTCCATCACTTTACAGTTCCTTGCAAAATCTCTTTCAATAAAACTTTGCGGTATTCTTCCAAAATTTTCCAAAGCGTACTTATCTACCGCTTCTTTTGAAACATCTATACCAAAATTTCGTAATGCTTCTGTTTGTGGTTGATAATCTTTCAATCCATTCATCCTCATATCCTCCGTAACCCATGCAGACGGAATCGAACCGCCAACACACATCCTATGCGGATGCCGCTCTGCCACTGGAGCTATACATGGGAATCGCACCGTAAAAACCTTTTATGGCTTGCGCTTGCCATAACCAAATGTGCACCGCCTACTTGTCACTGACTATCCACAATCTCACAGTCTTGTTTTTTTCTCTACTTCATAGGCTTGGTTTTCGCTAAACATATGTGGCTTACGTTTTAGCCAGGGAATAGTTGCCGTGGGAGTTGAACCCACCCGACCCAAACAAGGTACGACTACTTTTGAATCTGCAAATTCTACTCGCAGAAGTGTTTTTCGTTGACCGATAATGAGCAACTACTATCCATACATCTCCCATCGACCTGAACTATTGCAGTAGTGCCAGACTAAGTGGAGATAAAGATAAAGTTGGTATGATGGGACTTGAACCCATGACATACTGTGTATAAGACAGCCGCTCTCGCCAACTGCGCTACATCCCAATGTGCGTTTCCATAAGCTGTATGCATACATTTAAGACGCTGACACAGCGCAACACTTATAGCTATTTTTATTTTCGCAGGGCATCCGCCAGTTACCTGCTAGTCGGTTGCGATCCGACATCGTGGGGAAAGAAGGAGTCGAACCTTCGGTGTTTCTAATGTCACGGTTTTACAGACCGCTGCAATCGCCACTATGCATATTTCCCCAAAACCTGTGCCGTATAACCACAGATGAACTTCTGGCATATCTATCTGCTAACTACCGACTATTTCAATCACGGTATCGTCTTATCACCGCAGATAAAGTTTTCTCCGCTATATAGTTGCAAGGCTTCAAGCGGTTACGTGGAAAACCCTCACGAGCCTTGCGACGGCTCTTAACAGCATTCCGCTATGAGGTGAAAGGAGTATTCCATGTAGGTGGAATATTCGCAGATGGCAAAGACCGAAAGAAGAAAACATCTGCGAAACAGGACTACCAGGATTCGGACCTGGGATGCAGCAGTCAAAGTGCTGTGCCTTACCGCTTGGCGATAGTCCTAAACTCCGGGAGAGAGACCATCTGCTCCCGGATTATTTTTGTGAAACACCCTATCTTTATCTAAAAAAAATTGTCACGCCTGTGTACGGTACTTTGAAAAACTTTGTGTTGTCAAACGCATTATTCCATTTTTCGTTTCCCACACACAGGCTACATACACTCTTGATGCCTTGATTTCTCTGCCACATATCCAATGCCAACACAACACCGGATATTCGGCAATAACAATGGCTTTATGAATTTAACCCATTCAAAATTGTGATATGGGATAATTCGCATAATCTCCGGTAACCACATAGGCTATACCCACGCGAAAGTTATTCCAAATGCAAGGAACATTGCAAATCCGAATAAAATAACTCCGTCTGATGCTGTTTTCTGTTTTGGAGCATACCATAAAGCAGATATTGCTAAAACTGTCAATACCAACGTTGTCATTATTTTTAAAATCATGAATCCAAGCATTTTTTCTTCGTCCTTCCTTCAATTTCATCGATCATTGCCATTACCAGTGCTTTAGCAAACTGGCTATTGTTATGCATTTTAATCAGCAGATTGCCTTGACGGATAAGATACGACCAGTCATCATCTGTTTTCGGATTAGCACACTCTTTATGGATTTTCCAAACCTCTGTGTAGATTTCTTTAATCTCCGGTGGCAATTCACATTTCTCCTTAACTGGCAAATCTTCTTTAGGCTCTTTATCAAGTCTGCTCTTTTGGTGCTTCATCTGACAGCTAACCATTTCTGTAACGTTCTCACGGTCTCTCTTGATTCCGTGACCTTGCAGAAACAACTCACATTGCAGGACTTCACCGCATTTTGAACATTCGTCTTTTATCTCTTTCCCGTAAATCTGCATACGCTTAATCTCTACCAGTGACTACCGCTCTTAAAAATACTCCGATGATGAACAGGATATATACCCATGCAGGAGCATGTAATTGAAACAGTATCCATGCTAAAACTATGTAAATGAAAATCATGTGGTATACCTCCTAAGGGTCTTTTTTATTTTTGAGGAAATTTGAGGGACTAAGTAGGGGCTGTTCGCTGATCCTGTCAGACCCCCTCCCCCGGTGTGTTATGTGGCTTTTCAACTATTCGCAAAACTAATCTTTCACGCAGTCTTTATTGACACGTCCTTAACTATCCCCTATTTCCGCACGTTTCCGCTGTTGTTGCTACTCATTCGCATCTGCTGTATTATCTCCATACGCTCCGGAATCGGTCAACATTGATGTATTTTGTCCAAAATTTGTGTCTAATCGTGGAAGTTGGTCTGCTGTCCTGGTTATCTTGTGTACAATCTCTTGTTGTGTGGTCTGTTTCCTTCCGTGGTCGTTGTTTAATCGTTCCGTTGCTCCTAGAGCATTCCGCAGGTTAAAAGCAACAAGTTGATCGCAATCTGCATCATCTAACCAATTTACAAAAGCTTTTCTGACCTCGTCCATGCTCGATGTACTTGATTTAGTTCGCCATGCACTTAAAGCCTGTTTAGATATCCCTGTTAATATCTTAAATGTATCAGCTGTAGCAGTCATATCATAAGCATTAGCTAACTCCCTAAGATATAAATAAACCTCATACAACAGATCTATGTTGTACGCATTGTAGTTAGTTAGCATTTGGTTGATACTATTATCCACTACGTTTTGGGGTATATCTTTTAATACATTACTAGGTCTTATATAATTGTTATATATATATTGCATGGCACCATTAAAAACCGGTTGCCGTTGTGATCTCATGTCATCGATGCCATAAGCTGCACAATAATCGTCAAAGTATTTCCGGATATTTTTTTTAATCTCGTCAATGTTTGGAATCTCTCTGACGTCCTGCACCGCTCTACACCTCCTGAAATCTGCAATAAAAAAATCACAAGCATCACTCAATAAACCTATGTCTTTTGATCTCCTCCACAGATCAGGTAAAAACATAAATCTAAAAAAGTGACAAGCTAGTGACTTCTTGTCGTTTCCGGTCTGTCGGCTCCGGTGGTCTTGGTTACAATCTGGGCGGCTGCGTATCCAAAGGGGGTTGGATTTACACCGCTGTCACTCGCACCGTGTTAACGTCGGCTCCCTAACTGCTTTTATCATAACACAAGACCTATTTATAAATCCACAACAACCTTTTACGTATTTGATGATTTGTTGTTGTGGTATGTCTGCCGGTGATCCTGAGTATATAAAAATCATATGCTTAAAAAATATCATCCGGTTAAATTTGACAAATGGGATTTTTTAACAGACAGATAGGTAATTTTTGCAGATGGGCACATAGTGGCAGTTGGTCGGCTCTAGTATTTATATATACTTGGTTATACAATGTCTTTCTGCTCTTATTTACTTTTATTTTATCTAACCTTTATTTTATCTAATCTTCTTTTATTTAATCTGCGTCTACAAAATGTCTACAATTTGTCTACAAAATTTAGCACGTTAAAATATCGCAGTGAAAATAGATCAAGAAAAGCAGGCTGTTACACCTGCTTATAGATTACGATATTTTGATTTTAGCTTCTTCGCTCCGCTGAATATTTAATAACAAGGGTTTTCTTTTGCCAGCTCCCAAACCTCATTAAATTTTTGCTCGTGCCGTTTTGCATACTCGTCAAAAAATTGCTGATCTGTGCACGGTGCAAGATCTCCGTGTATCTCCTCTCGCAAATCGTCATCCATAAAAGATACCGACAAATCATAATCAATGTTTACTCCATACTCGTTTACTACTGTTTTTCTCATTTTTGCCACCTTTTAACCTTTCGTTTTTAACAATATGTACTGTATCTTTTCCGCCTGTCCTGTAATCGGTTCCAGCGCTCGTCCTCTAATTGTTTCTTTTTCTGTACCAAATTTCTGTGGTATTCCGGATCCAGTGAACGAAGACTACACGCCCTAATAAATAGTTTTTGTAGCAACGTTTTGTCTGCAAATTTCTGCCGATCCGCTATCAGTTGTGCAGCATCTGTGTAGCTTTCCACCTCTGGGATAACTTTGGCTTTTAACTCTTCCCACGCTTGCCGCTCGAATTTGTCTTTTATCTGCGGTTCATACCACGGGAAAAACGCTCTACAAGTCGATACGATCCGGGCGGCTTTCTTTGCTGTGATCTGCTCCGGTGTTCCTGTCATTTTGTTTGCTCCTTTCGTTTGTTTGTATCTTAATTATATATTACTCAATTTGTAATGTCAATATATTTTTATAAATTACTCAATATTTTTCATTTTTGCTTTTATTGCATCTAATATATAAGCGTTTAGGCTTAAGCCGTCCTTTTCTGCTGCTGCTCTCACCTGGTCTCTATATCCATTTGGTAGCATGACAGATACCCGATCATATTTAGATTTGTTGTACTCGTTTTGCTTGTTGTAACGCTGTTCTAACTTTCTTTTTGCTTCCAATAATTCCATTTTGTGCACCTCCTTTTTACTTATTATAGTATACTCAATTTAATTTATCAATATATAACATTCTTTTTGTATAAATTACTCAATTTATTCATTGTTTAATTGTGCAATATGCTATTTTATAAAATATTACTCAATTTATATTGACTTATGCAATTACTCAATATATAATAGCATTAACAGCAGAAAACAAAAGCCGCCCGGCATCCTACCAAGACAACCCGAGCGGCACCCAAAAAGAAAGGCACCCAAATTATAACACGGGTGAAAAGGTAAAAGCAATATGAGAAAGAATGAATTATTAGAAGCAATCAACAACAGCAAGGCAAGAAGCGCATGGAATAAAGGTGTAAAGATCTATGCTTATGAGCTTGTAGAAGCTCTGGAAGTTGAAGAGATCCCGCAGGACAAAACAGAGTTAAAAAGCCTTTTACTGAATGGCGCCGCTGACTGGAAACAGTACAGTTGGGGCGGCTGCTCTCTGATATATGACTGTGACATTGCAGAACGTCTCTGTTGCCCGTCTGAGTTAAAAAAGGTTTGCGGCGGCGAGAACAAACCAAACAGATCAGAGGAATGGTTAGACACACAGGCAAGAGCATTAAGCCATTCTTTTGATATAATTTATCATATTGTTAAATTTAGCAAGTAAGACAGGCTTACACCGGGGATCGTGCCCCGGCTTGCTTTTACCCGGATAACCGGGAAAAATTGAAAATATGGAGGAAATGAAAATGGGAAAAATAAATATTGATATGTGGTATGGAGACAAGCCGGAACAGGTGACAGGATTAGACATATATTTTAATGATTTAGGCGGATTTTATTCCGGCAATCTTCGCATTTTTGGAAAAATTGTTGGTGATTATTACGCCGACAGCGTGCAAGACATAGAAAAAGCATTTCCACACCTTGCAAAAGATATTGAAAACTGTTTGAATTAACTGCCGCAGAGGATGCCCGCCGGGAGCGATGCCCGGCAATGGCTTTATGGGTGGATCACACCCAAAAATTGAAAAAGGAGGTTGCCAGGATGAAAGAAAAGAACATTGAAAGACTTTACAAGATTTTGGAACGTGCAGAGCGTGATCACGACACGGAGACAGCCGCCGCCCTGCGGTGGGCAATTTTTGAACTTGAAAACGGATAAAAGACGGTCGCAAGCCGTCTTTTTGTCGTGTTCCGTTGGAACTGCTGCCGTCTGGCGGTCTATTTGTGCTACTCTTCCACCGGACCAGGATATATTGACGGCTTGCGCTGTTTTGGTGTACAATCAAATATTACAAGGGGGATTTTGAAAAAATGCGAAAAGTGGGAATCGGTCATGTATACGACATTATGGAGAGCGTATCGGATGCCGGGGAACGGCTGGAAACCGTCATTCGGGTGGAGAGCGCCGCCGGTGGTATGTCTCCGGAATCTGCGGAGCTGCTGCGGTCTGCGTATGATTCTATGCTTTCGGCAGTCGGAGACCTTGCGAAAGCTGCGACACGTTGACCGGTTCAAGACTCGCACCGCAGAAGTGTGCAGATGTTCCACACTTTGAAACGGTCTGAAAAAATCAGAGAAAAACCTCTGAAAACGGATTTTCCAGCTTGAAAAGTGCTACCCCGGGGGGATTGAAAATTTTTAGCACGAAAATTGTAGAAAAATTTTTCTTTCAAAAACCTCTGAAAACGAGATTTTCGGTTGAAAATGCAGACCTACGGGGGTATCAAAACGGTTGACCAAAAATTTTTTACGAAAAAAGTCTCAAAAAATGAGATTTTTAATAAAACCTATAGGGGGAAATATTATGAATTGCTACAAATGTGGTAAAGAAATGAGAGTTGTTCCAGAACAGGTGGCTACGGATGAAAAAGGATTGCCGGTATATCACAGAATAGGTTATTGTGATGCTTGTATGTCTAAATTTGACATTGATATTGTGGAAAAACAAAATCAGAAAAAGAAAAAGCAAAGCACATTAAGCATACTATCTGTTGTGTTCACTCTTATTGGTCTTACAATTCCAGTAGCAATTATTTTAGCCATTATTGACATTGTTAAAGGTGATAAAAATAATAAAAATCACAGCGGTTCATGGTTTTCAATTATTTTTTCTGTAATTGTAATTTTTGTTTATTTTTTAGGTGGTCAAAATGAGGAAAACCAAAATGTTTCAAATAATGTAAGTATAGAGTCTGTAATAGAAACAGAAAGTCAAACTATTGAATTACCAGATGAATCAGTTGAAAACTATCCTACTTATCAAAGAGAAAATACAAATCAAGAAATAGATTCTAAAACAGATCCTACGGTTGTGCAATCAGAAAGTAATGTAATGGAAAATGAAAATTATGGAGAATATGAGGAGGAAAATGTTTTATCAGAAGAGGAATATAAGGAATCATGTGTCGAATTATTCTATGATGATATATTTTTTTCCAAAGATGATTTAGAGGGAAAAGATGTAAAACTAAATCTTTTTGTGTCAGAACTTTATGAATTAAGAGCAAAAGATATGTATTATGATTATATTCAAGAAATGTTTGGAGAATACAATTTACAAAGGAATTTCTTAAAATGCTGTGTTTTGAGAGAAGGTACTGAAAGCTATATGGGAGAGCAAATCAATGTACTATTTTCTAATGATTATGAATTAAACGCAACAGATTATTCCGGTGGTGAAAAAATAACTGTTTATGGGAAAATAATAGGATACAGCACAAATTCATGGAGAGGTTACAACAAATGTGAATTTATGCCATTATATATAGAGTAATTTTAAGGGCATCCGCAAGGGTGCTCTTATTTTTAAACAAACAAAAAAGAATGTCCTCCACGACAAGGACACTCTTCTTTTTAAAATACATGCCTGATGCGCTTTTACTGAAAAGCATTGCTACTGTTCAGCTGGTTTAAATTATAGCTTCGACACCTACATTGTAGCATTTAAGAAAAATTTACGCAAGCATTCTTATGTAATTTTTGATAATTTCATCAGCCACAGCAAACACTTCTCTTCCGTAGGTAGCCAAAAAGTCTGCAACAATCTCTTCCGTCTGAATATCCATAGTCAGATTGTAGGACAGGCAGAACGCATGGCACAATTCATGGCAAAGCACACGTTCATAGAAATTACCATGAATCATATTTGATATGTAAATATCTCTTGTGTTCCTGTCTGTCATGCCAAACGTATATGTACCGTCAGAACGCATCAGCATAGGGCTGTGACTGCTTACACGGCTTAAATTCCAGTCCATTCCATTTATCGTGAACAACTTACCACCTCCAACATAAAAGGGGCTAAATAAGCCCCTTAAGTGTTTTAACCGATTTTTGTTACCAGTGCAGACAGCTTATTCCGCAGTACCGTCTTTTCTTCCGGTGTTGCATCGTTGATGATCTCCGTCATGTCGTTTGCAAGTTCGGTCATGTATGTGTTCAGGTCACGGACTTTTGCTTCTTTGTCCTGCTGTGTATTCGCCTTATGCAGTTCCTTATTTTCCATATAGGTTCTGCGGCTCATTCCACTTCTGCCCTCTCTTGCATCACGCATACCGGATGAAGAAGTTTCCGTGTAGTACATACGTCCCATGTCTCTGTCCATGTCACGGTGATACATTTCCGGAGTCATGTGATAATAGGGTGGTTCTTCATAACCTCTGCGGTAGGTTCCACGACCTTTAGGTGCAAATCTGCCGTCAGCATAGCGGTAATGGTCATAGTACCGTTTGCCACCGTCACCGTAACGATCAAAAATTTCCACGACTTCGTCCGGGTCATATTCCTGCATGGTTTTGGTCAGTTCCCGGTAGTACATGGCTTCCGATAAGTCTTTCATCATGTCGATGACCTTTCCCATTTCGCAAGTGTCTACATGGTCGATTCCTTTGTCAAACTGCGTTTTAGCGCATTCAGAAAGTTTCTCAATCATTTCATGCATTCTTTTAACATCCATGATTTTTCACCTCCTACGCTTCACGAACGGCAATTAAATTACTGTTCTGTACCTCAATAGCCTGTGTGGAAGTGTTCTGAACAGCTACTGTACTGCAACATCCACGAGGAACATCAATGTAAGCCTGTGCAGAAACGTTGAAAAAGGTCTCTGCGGCTGCCGGAGTTACAATCATTCTTGTGGACTGTAAAGGTTCCCCGTCTACTGCCAGCGCAAGAGAGATTTCCCCAACAGTTCCACCCGTGGGAATCTGAATGTTGCCGGAATAACTTACAAGGAATCTTGCACGACACTGATTAGTGATACCTCTTAACTTCACAATTCCGGATCCCTCTCTATGATTGATACAGTTACTTCCATTTACGGCAGTTTCGGTAAAAGCAACGTCTGCTCCTGCTGCCACAGTCTGTAATGCTACTGCTGTATATTCAGCCATAATAAAAATACCTCTCTTTCAAAATCAAAGGGGCAAACCATATAGTCTGCCCCATGTTGTCAGTAATTCTGCATAGCAGACATAACCTTAAGGTTAAGTTACTCGATATGCAGTTTTAGCATCCGCAACCAGTGTTGCAACCGCATCCGTAATATACATTAGGGTTGGGAACCTGGTATGCAGGAATGGGTGTAGGGTTCACAGCGTTAATGATCTGCTGTGTCTGTGCACTCATGGCAGTAGTCAGAAGAGCATTCTGACGATCCTGAGAAGCGGCTCTGCGCAGATCGTTGTTCTCTGCCTGCAGAGTAGCGATCTTATCCTGGCATAAGTAGTCAAGGATTGCTCTTGTACCTGCATTCTGGCTGTCGATAATGTCACGAGTGTTGTTATTCATGGTGTTCTGCAATGCGCAAGTATTCGTTGCCATATTGTAGTTTACACCCTGGATAGCTTCACGGGTGTCGCAGCAACATTGTGCTAACTGTGCCTGTAAAGCGTTAGCATTCTGCATTCCTGCTACGGTGTCGGCATTGATAGCCTGTTGGATGCCATAGCCAGTCTGTAAAATGTTGGTATTTACGCCATTAAATCCGGTAAGCATACCGTTGTTTACAGCGTAGAATCCGTCACACAGACCGTTGTTGATTCCGTCCAGTTTACCGATGATAGACTGGGTGTCGAACCCTCTTTGCAATGCAGAATCGGTGTAGTAACTGGAATTAGAGCCATTACCGCCCCATCCATTACCGCCCCAACCGCCAAAAGCGAAGAAAAGGACGAAAATAATAATCCACCATGCACCATCTTCACCCCATGCACCGTTGTTACCGTATCCGCCATTAGCTGGAATAACAGGCATGGTAAAGGGAGTATTGTTACTCTCAAACATAATTTTTACCTCCATATAAGATTTTTTATACTTAATCTTGCAAGAATTTAGTATCTACTTCATAGGAAATTGACGCTTGAATTTTTCAAATTCAGAATCAAAATCTACGCCACGTTCCTTAGCAATATTTCTGCCAAAATTTTCAACACCTGATATGTCACCTTTTTGCGCCATTCCCATTACATTTCTAATCATGGGGTTTTGCATCATCTGACTATTTCCCATAATCCCTTGAATTATTTGTTGTGGATTTCCCATCCCTTTGAGCATCTGCATAGGATTCATCATTTTCATTCTGCATCATCCTTTCTTTGCGATTGTGGAGTTTTCCTTTGCGTTTGCGAAGTTTTCAACTGTTCAATCTTTTGTTCCAGTTCATCGAAACGCTTCATAAATACCGCTGTGGCTTCGTCTGATAGGTCAAATTTCGCCTTTTCTGTGTCTGACGGTAAATTGTTAGGGTCTGCATCTAAAACAGGCTTGTAAAGCCTTGTATAGATTTTCCCATCTGCTCCCCAGGATTTAGCATAGATCTCCGACAGGTCCTGTTTTGGGAAAAATGCTGTGTTTCCATCCATAGGAACCTCATTCGGTGCTATGCACTCTTGCGCAGGTACAATACGTCCGTACATCTGTACTGCGTTTTGCTGTGGCTGTTGCATAAACTGCTGTGGTTGGAATTGTTCCTGTTGTGGCATAAACTGTCCGTACATAGGTGTTCTATACTGCGGATTGAAATAGTTCGGATTCATAATCGGCTGCGGCATGGCTGTTCTCCCTTTCTTCCATTGATTCTATCTGTTTCGCAATTTCAACTTCATCAAGTGTCTGATATGTTGGCTTGTTCATAAGTCCCAACGGACTGAAATTCATAAGCATTACCCGTTTCTCCTAAAACTTCCTCGATCACATGAACCATGATTGATTGATACTTAATCGGAACTTCCCTTGTACGTTCTTTGCTGAATATATGTTCCAGTGTTTCATCAGAAAATTTGAATTTTCCCATAAGGTCATCCCTCCTTATGATTAAATTTTGGCATAAAAAAAGACGGTCTACCCGTCATGTATCCGTCACATTTCATTCACTATAAAATTATTGGAATCTTTGCAAAAAACTCCTTTCGTTTTAGGCTTGACTACTATTTTGACTACTATCCGACTACCCGTTGCCCGGGAATGCCCATTTTATCAGCTTTTTCGAGTGGAAGCAAGGGGGCTCGAACCCCACTCTATTCCTCTTACTTTCCGCATATTTACTGGCTTTCTAGGT